CGGACGCAAGATTGCGGACTGCAAATATATACAGTCCTAACCTCGGTAAACAGCCATCCCATGAGTGGTCTCTCATTAGGCGTAAGTGTTTATCGGGGCTTTCTTGTTAAACAAATATACGAAATTTAGTAACTTAGTATTATGTCAACCGAGGATAAGAAAAACCCAAAAGAAGCATCTAATATCTTTCATAGCATTATGAAAGCATCGGTAAAGCCCAAGAAAACCGATAAGGAAACAAAGGACAAACCTAAGTCTAAGCCTAAGAAGTGAAAGACACGAACGGGGTAATACTTGGGGTTATGTGTTTAGGAATGAGTATTTACTTATTCTATCCGCGGGCGAAAAAAGCAAACAGTAAACTCGAAGTGTACTTCCGTGTCAAAGCGGTTATAGGTGGCATAATATCACTAACCGTTGGAATTTACTTACTGGTAAACAATCTCTGAGCCTCGTGGTCTAACACGTATATAGTCTCCTATTATGTGGTAGGCGAAATGGATAAATCAGGGTTATTGAAAGGGATAAGCGGCAATTTCTTAGTTTACAGATCACAAATAACAAAATACAAGGGCCATGAATAAAGAATACAACCAAGCCTCCGAGGAAGAGAGGGAAGCAGAATACGAAAGATGTAAAGACCCGCTGTATCTGTACAACAATTATTGGCAGATAGACGGCAAGCCTGTAACACCTATGACGAGGGAAGAATGGGATGCTAGGAAAGATTACTTCGAATTAATTAGACAGCGAAGAGTGCCAGCAAGAAGTCTTGAATATTATACCGATCAAGCGATTAAAGCAATAAGAAAGTTTCCTTTAACCCCTAATGAAGCAATAAAGAAATGAACAACGATTATAAATTCTACACAATAGCAATAGACTATCACTCAGGAAAACCATTGAACGATATGTTAAATATAAGTTCTGATGCCCTAGAGTTTGAATATGCCGAATTTGGCGAAGGAACGAGCGTTAGAGGGCTTCAATATTGGGACACAGAGAAAAGTGCCATGAAGCGTGAAATGTACGTAGAACTCGCTAAAATAGGCGAAGCGGTTAGGCGCATCCATAAACTACACTCCGAAAGAATACCCGCCTAATCCATCAAAACTGCCTTGATATTCTCACTAAACTTGTCCTATTCCAAACACAATAGGGCAACGAGTAGTAACGCCTCAACTACCAAACTTCAAGAACCCCACTTGTTGGATAGCTTAAAATAAGACTTCCGAATAAGACAAGTATACTTTGCAATTCACAACCCCGTACTTAACACTGTTCCCGAGCATTCATTATCGTTACAATCTTTTTAATTGCACAACTATACTAGAGGGGGTTTCCTATCTGCCGAAGGCTACTATACAGCTTACTAGTCTATCCTCCATACTCAAGGTGGTTTAAGGTGAAACGATCCCAGGGTGAAGCTCTAGGGGTGAAAAAAAATTGCAAAAAATATTTTCGAGGTCTAGCGTTCAGTATAATCCCCCTAGTCAACCGCTCCTCATCATAATTGGGGAATGGGGCCGGGGCTTCGACCGCCTACCCCCTCAAAACGCAAATCAATCCCCTTAGCCAGTCTCTTACCCCTTAGTGACATTGGTACATGGTAAACGGCAACAAGGCTATTAGATGCGCTTACAATCGCTCTACTAGTCTGCATGGGGAACCTGTTCTGTTGCGCTTCGAGGGGGAAAGAGTTAATCAATGTGTATTACAATCGCATAATCCACCAGTATACACACTGTATTACTAGCTGATTGTCAAGGGTTAATGAGATTGATTGGATTGGCTTAGTGTAGAGTAAGGGGTAGTCACCGCCTCAAAACACCACTTATATCCCAATTCCACCCAACAATATATAATTCTGCCTTATCCTCATTTCACCAAACATAATTCTACCTGTGCTGCCTCAACCCGCTCTAACGTGTTACTCAAGGCATTTAACAGTATGTTATTAGGGGTGTTACTACAGTGTATCTGATATTACGCTGTTTAAAGCCCTGTGCTGAATTGTATTGTGTTTGTGGGGTTGTTATATGGTTTGGGTATATTAGGCTGTTATATGGGAGATATAGCCTTAATGACAATAATGTCTTATGATTGGTTAGTGGTTTGTATTATATTGTTATTGTCTATATATAAGAACTCCCTTTACAATGCCAGTCATAAAGGGAGTTTAACTACTCAAATTACTACCTCGTTTAATCGGGGCTTGAGTACAATCTCATCAACCTCCTGATCTAACAGGCTAAAGTATTCACTCATAGAGATAGTTTTCCAGAATGAAGGCGCTTTAGTTGTTGGGTCAATAATCATTTTCACTTGCGGTGTGTGGTGTGTTTCCCTTTCCTTTTTCATCATCGTTTTTTGTTTAGTTAGTTGATTTTTATTGTATTAGTGTATTGGCAGGTGCAACTTATCCAGCAATTCGATGTTATTAAACAAGAATAGCGTGGAACTGCTCTTTGAATCTTTCCTGCTCTGGTACTTGGTCTACCAAACGGAGATTGAAACAAGGATACAGTTACCACGCTATTTTTGCGATGGGCTGTGCGCTTTGTTCCTTTCATCTCCGTTAAATTAAACTGACCAAGTTTTGAGCCGGATAAAGGTGTTATGCTTCGCTTTATAATGAGTTTATGTATAGGTTATTTCATAGGCGGTAGTTTGTCCTCTTTCATCTAATACAATAGATACTAAAAAGGGTTGACGAATATAATAGTTTTTTTGCGTTAAGTACGTGTATACGTTTGAGATTATTTTTTTGTTTTAATTATTTTATTTATTCTAAGCGAAACGAAGCTATTTTAAAGCGTTTAGATCGCATGTAATATCTTAATGATAGTTGTACTAGGTTAAATGTTTTTAGCTCATCACAGGCCGTAGAAATGCTCTTTACTGCCAAACCCCGTATATCTCTATACAGGGCAGGCATAATTATAGAGACTTGCGGTAACTATAATTATCTCTTTAATCTCTTTTGTTTGTAAGTAAATTAAATAGCTTCTCTTTATCTGCTTTGAGTTCTTCTATTAATTGATTCTTACTATCTATCAATTGATCTTTAGTATTTAATATTTCCTGAACAGCCGGTGTAAACCCCATTTCAACTGGCGCAGGTTCAATAAGGAGCGCAAGATCAATGTTTAACTTTGTCTTTACATTCTCTATCATATCCAAGCTAAGTTTATCTCTACCACACCAAGCAGTAAGCGTTTGGCGGCTTATTCCTAAACTCTTTGCGGCATCTTCCATTCTTAACCCATTGTTTTGCAAAGCTTGTTTTAAAATAATTCCCTTGATTTTCAGCATGTTATGTATTTGTGACAAAAATAACTATTTATTTACTTGACAGATGTAAACATTTACTTTACATTTGTTTTGTCATTAGGAATTAACGACTTCACAAAAGTACAACTTTTAATCAAATAACCAAACAAGATGAAAACAGTAGCACAGATAGCATTAAATGTACAATCACTACAATATTTAAAACTATTTGTAACAATTTGTAAATAACTCTTGTATTAATAAATAATTAGTTACACATTTGCTTTACAATAACCAACAATAACATTACAACATTTAAAAGACTTGCAAACATGAAAACAACAATCACTTTAACAGACGAGAAACTTCAAGACATCTACACAGATGAACAATTTAGAAACCAAGTAGCGAACGCACACAGTTGCCTTGATTCAAATCACAATTTCAAACACAAGCAAACCTGCTCTTATCCTACTACATATATAGTAACAGAGGAACAAATTGAATTAGCCAAAGTAGAGAAATTAAGAGCCAAAGAGCAATTCATTAAAGACCACGAAAACGCTTTAATCTTTATCGGCATGGGCATGACTTATGAGCCGACGGAGGGCAATGATGTAGGAAACTACAGAGTAAGAACACAATTCACTAACCCAAATGGCAGAACCTTCTTTATAGAGGTTTGCGGAGGCAGCAACGATTACAAATCTCATGTAACATACTCGATTGATGTTGATTTACAAAAGAGAAGAGAAAGCGAAAAACCATATATACAAGACTACTACAACTATAACGGCTTAGAAAGAAACGCTAACCCGATATATACAAAAGAAAGCTTATTAAGCCTTGTAAATCGTCAATTCGACTGCAATTTCTCTGAAATTATAATAGATAACTACAATCTATCGCCGGACGATATCACCTGCAAAAGCCCTAATTAATCAAATATTAGCCACTACTAAAAGACTTGCACCATGAACTGGAATAACATTGACTTAAAATCTAATTACGAGGCTTCACAAAACATACTAGAGCCTTTAAGCTTCGACATTCTCTTACTAGAAATACACTGCAATGCAAGAGAGATAAACGAGGCAACAGTTACCGCACAATTCGAAGAAGATTTAAGAAGCAAGATAGCGTCAGCGCGGGAAATATTCAAAGCCAACCTTGTAAATATTGTAAACCACGCTAAGGAAGAAAGGGCAAAACCATGAAAATCATAAAAGCCCTTGCATGGATATGCGCAGTATTCCTGCTTATCCGACAGCTAATGAGTAAAGAATAAACAAATGGTTAGTTGATGCCTGATTGACGACAGGACTTGAGAAAGTCAGAGGCTCGTAACCTCGTCAGGCACTAAGTGAAACAGCAAAGAGAGGGAATAAGCCGTTTGCCTCTGAAAATAAAGCTAAAGTAAAAGACCAATCGAAAGTGATTGTAGGGTATATGCTTTAACACCCGAAACAAAGGTTAAGCCGTCCAGCAGACTGAAAGAGTTCAGGAATTTAAAAGAGCCTGATTTAATTACTGCATCATAATCGGAACGAAACAACCCCTCAAGCTTGAAATAGTGCTACGGGCATAAGTTAAAAGACTATACGTCTATAGCTCAATGCTATACTGATGAGGCCAAAGGGAAGAGGCCGAAACGTTTAACTAATTAAAAGACTTGCAAATTATGGGGACTTTAAAAACATTGGACTTACCTAACCACATTCAAGAACTTACCCTTTGCGATAAGGATAATTTAAGTTTCGATTATCAAAACAATAGTCACTATTGGATGACAGAAACAGAGGAAGAGTATAAAAAGGTACTGTCTAAAATAGACAAGTTGAAGATGGAAAATAAAACATACCTAATATATGCATGGTATGATATTTCCTCATTCGATTATTGGAAACGAGAAAGAGATACCAATTACATCCAATTAACGGTAGTTATTAAAAAACCAATTCTCACCAACAAACAGATATACAGATTAGAAAACGACCTAAATAAATTAGACACAAAAGCGTGTATAATCCTTTCGGACATAAACTAGAATTAACCCCTATGAATATTAACACGCCTTAAACCACTAAAAAAGACTTGCATGAAAAAGATCATCATCACATTATCAATTGTATTTAGTGCCTTTCTAGTACAGGCACAGACAGCAAAGAAAGACCCTACAGGTAATTACATAGAGGTAACCAAAGAAAGCACCGCAAAATTAACGGATAAAACCTTTACCACCTTAAAAGGCGAAGTTTTTAAGGTCTACGAAACGGACAAAGGGAGGCTATTTGTAAAGCGCAAGAGTGCCAAGACTGGCAAATCTTACAATCAATATCTAAAAGTTAATTAGGAGGCTGAAAGATGGAAAATAAGCCACTTACAAAAAGCCAAGCCATTCAAGCCTGTAAAAAGGAGCTAAGAGAGTGGATAATGGTTAAACGCCTATATCATTTAAGGATAGACGAAATTAACGCCTGTACGGTACGAGTAAGCGCAGTACATGACGGAGTTTATTACAGTAGACAAGCAAAGTTTAACACCAATGAGCCATTTTAAAATATGCTTTCTAATTGGTCACAATTGGAAAGGCTTGCCAGGGTATTTAGATATATCAAATTTAGTTTATAAAAAGAAATTTTGCAAACGATGTTTAGCAACCAAATGAAACTCTTTCTCCCCCTCCTATTAGCCTTTTTAATAGGCGTTACACTAGGCTTGATACTAGGAACAAGGAAACCAAAGCTAAACTACTTACAGCCTCAAAACTGCATCGCTCACCCTCCTATATTCAGGGCATGAAAGAGTATCAAAGACAGCTAAGAGAGGGAGGGGTTAAAGCATTGCTAATCAAGTTAGACGTTAAAGAAAAGCAGGAACGCTACGAGGAATGTGAGGAAATAGTTCAGGCTATCAGAGAGTTTAACCAAGCGAATGAAAAGAACTATCCTACCCGATTAACAACGGATTTAAAAAAGCAATTACAATTAACATGAATAAAGAAACAAACTTCATAGGCTATTCCAATGGAGTACCCTATGATATACTTGATATAAGGCACGATAAGGAGAATATCGGGTTAATACGTGTATTTGGATTTGATGCGCCTGTATGGTGCTTATTTGATCGGATAACGCAAAGGAGTTCAATTAATGGAAAGTAAGATATGTATTCGCTTTTAACAATCATAGATGCGCGTATTCAAGCGTACGACATAAACCTTACCCAATGCGAAAATAACCTTGAAGCTGAATATTGGAGAGGCAGGTTAGCGGAAGCAATGGAACTATTACAGGAAGTGTTAAACATGGCAGAGGCAGACAGTGACGAAAATGATGATTTTGAACCTTATCTCGGTCAGGATTAATGGAAACACGCCAAATAACAACCATCCGCAACGCCCTTAACAGACGCAAGGAGATAAGACAAGGGCTAAAGTGTACTAACATAGCCTATGACCTTTGGATAGCTAGTTTAAGCTATGAAACAGGGCTAACAGTAGAATTTATAATTGATAATCTGGAAATAATTAAGGAGCTATGAAAGAACTAAAAACCACCATAGAGAATACAGGACTTGTAAACAGGATAGATGACTTAATCAACCAATGGACTTGCCCTGATATAGATAAGTATGCAGACGGTTCATACTCCCTTTATCTTTCCTTTACAGAACTATCAGCAAAAGACATCTCTAAAGAGATAGTAGAGTTAATGGTAGAGTTTATCATGGCTACAGATTCACGAAACTACAGTAGAAGAGTATACGAAGCCTCTGTAAATCATTTTTTGAAAGAACGATATAAAGAACCCAAGCCATGACCACAATCCCAAACCAAATCATTCAATCAGCCTCCCTTATAGCAAGAGAGGTGTACAGCGATTTAAAGAACCTAGGACGAGTTACAGACTACATTCAAGAGAATAGTCACACAGCAGATTTTGAACTGTCTGACGGCTTCCGAATGAGGGCTATCGAGAAGAAGAACGAGTTCTACTATAATATTTTCAGAGCAAGTTAAAATATTAAATACTTCCTGCTTGAAGTAAGATCGGTGATACTAATATATCCGATGAAAGACGCAGAATAAAACTGATGGAGGCTGCGATTCAGAGTATCATATTCCAAACGCTTTTACAGAGAGAGACACGGCTACTGACCCGAACATTCCTAGTGACAGGAAGTATTTATCATATCTGCCTTTAGTTTAAGCAAAACAACCCTTGCAAGTGGGGAGATGGAGGTTCGAATCCTTAAGGCAGACCAATGTGCGCACAATCGTTCTTTTTAACCATCCCAATTTAATCAACTGTTAATTTTTTAAACACTTCTTAAATTGTATCTACAAATCTAATGTTCCTGACGAAAGAACACGCCCGTATCTGCACTGTACGGGCTTTTTTATTAACCAAGATGCTAATTAAGCTAGTTTAACATGAACAGCCACAGCCTGCGCGCTGACCTTAGTAGTGCCTATCTAACAGACTGCAATAATTCTGGGGCGTGAAGAGTAAGAGGTGAGATGCCTCATTAGAATAGTTGAGGGAAAGGCTTGAAATATAGTCTTTCCTTTTTTATCACCCCTAACCTAACCAATTATGGAACCCTACAAATTAGCTATAGTACTATTTGCCTTGATAGATGCAATAATAATTGTATACAGCTTATCAAGCGCAATGGAGGATAATACAGAGGAATTTTGATATGAGAGAAAGAACATCGGTAAGAGGCTTTGATGAATTAGAGACATTGCCAAGAGCAGAACCAATATCAGGCATCCCTTTACACCTTACAAGAGAAGAGATAAGGAAGTTCTACGAGAAGAAGAAACTACAGAATAATAAATAACCACATGAAAATATTTGAAACCGTATCATTCCATATTGTGAAGCCTTGCAACATGAAATGTAAATTCTGTTATGCCACATTCGAAGATATGCACGTAGGCGCACAGATGTCACTTGAACACGCCTGTACTGTAATAACCAAGTTGTATTTATCGGGAGTTCAGAAGATAACATTTGCAGGTGGTGAGCCATTGCTGTACAAGCACATAGACGACTGTATAAGCTTCTCGAAAGGGCTAGGCATGACAACTAGCATAATAACAAATGGTAGCTTAATAACCCACCAATGGCTTGTCAAAATGCAAGGAAAACTTGATTGGATAGGTATATCGGTTGATAGTTTAGACCCGCGCACCAATGATTTGATTGGTAGGCGAACTAAAATGAAAATAGACTACCACGCCCTAGTTAATAATATAAACTTCTACGGATTTAAGCTTAAAATAAATACAGTTGTCAATTCCTTTAACAAGGACGAGGAAATGAACGAGTTCTTGAATATCGCCAATCCTAGTAGGTGGAAAGTATTTCAAGCACTAAGAGTTGAAGGGCAAAATGATTCTCAATTCGACGAAGTGAAAGTATCAGATGATGAGTTTGAAGCATTCTTAGAACGACATTCAAGCCAAGTATCATTAGTCCCAGAGAGCAACGAATCAATGACCGCTAGTTACCTTTTAATTGACCCATTAGGCAGGTTATTTGAAAATAGCTTAGGCTCTCATACTTATTCAGATTCATTAATTAACAATAATATAGAACACTGCTTATCGCAAATAAGCCTTGACAGGGATATGTTTCTCAAAAGAGGCGGAGTTTACGAATGGGCTTAAAATAACCACGATATGAAATCACTATTTGAAACCCTAGCAACACCATTAAGAAACCACGCTGATCTAGTAATAGCAGGAATAGATTCTGAAACAGCATCAAGAATTGTCTTTGACCCGCTAAAACAAGTACAGGACGAGGTAGATGACGAACGCTTAAATGAAGCCTTTAGACGTGCTTTTATATGGGGGCAGATGCAACAGTTGAAGTTAGATAACGGACGCGCCACACAGTCTGATTTCGAGGCTATGGAGGCGTGTATAGAGGATGTTAGAAAGATTCTATGATCCCCGACATTCAAACCCTTCTCATTCACTACCCACACTTAACCGTTGGGGAGTATTGCAAACAGTTTCTAGGTATTGATATGGTAAAGGAGACTGAACCGATCAAGCCTGAATATGAAACCGTTCGCCTGATCTCTAAGATTAACGAATCTATTGCTATAGAACAGGCTAGAGCAAATGGGTATGAGAAAAGACCGAGAATCAGAAACAATAACATCAGAAGCACACCCGAATACGGGATAGACAAAAAGCAATTCATTTATCAAAAGAGATACGGAGACTATTAATATGAAAAGGATAACCAAATCAGAGAGCTTCTTAACGGGAGCTTTTTTTATGTTCTGCCACTACTTCTTTGAGGCTTATAATAAGATGATATGAAAGATACAACTAAAGAATTTCAGTTACCGAGGGAGTTCGGTGAGAAATGGATAAAGGCTTTAAGAAGCGGTGAGTATAAGCAAAACACCGATGCTCAATTACTTGTGCCGGAAACAGGCTGTTATTGCGCTTTAGGTGTCTTTGCCGTTGCAAATGGCATGGAGTTGAGTGATGACGGCATGGATGTATTAATCGACGGGAAATTAGCAGACTACAAGCCATTTAAAGACCTTATGACAAAAGAGGGAATGGTTAAAATCTATAGACTAAACGACAGTAAAGATGCAACCTTCCCCGAACTGGCAGATTGGATAGAACGAAATGTAGAGTTCGTATGAAACAGCCTATCGTAGTCAGTAATTTCAGTCAGCTATCCTACGCTTTAAAAGCAGGACACCCGCCTGTAGAGGTTAAGGAGAAGCCGAAGCAAGCGCATTCAGGTTCTTGGTCGGTTTATTATGGGAAGTTGCTTGTAGAGGCTAATATCAAGTACTACGGCCAATGTGTGAATAAAGTAAATGAGTGTAAACTAAACGGGAGAGATTACCCTAAACCGGAATTATTGAAAATCAAACCTTACGAAAATGGAAACAAATAAAGAATATCTATCAAGGCTATTGCCTTTATTAAAGAAGCCGATACCTCACCAATGGAGAGTACAAAGCTATTCAAAGAACAAGCCAGTAGCAACAGTTATGGCTTACGTGGACGCTAGGGACGTACAGGACGTATTAGATACCTACTGCGAGTACGGATGGCAGAGAAAGCACCAAATGCTTAATGACAGGCTATATTGCTCTTTAGGAATACAGATGCCTGACGGGACTATTCAATGGAAAGAGGATTGCGGTACAGAAAGCAATCAAGATGCTGAAAAAGGACAAGCCTCGGACGCATTTAAGAGAGCAGGAGTTAATTGGGGGATTGGCAGGTTCTTGTACGATATGAAAATTCAGTACGTAGACACCAATGTAAAGAAAGAAGGCAACAATCATCCTAACTGTGTGGATAAGCAAGGTAAACAGATTTACGATTTAACAACGTATATCAACAACCTTAACCCTAACGCACCGCAAGCCCCAAAAGCTTCTGTTATTGTGCCTGAACTTTCCACAGACGATAAAGTAAGGAACATGACAGGTAGAAGCAATCCTGAATTAGCTCAGTCCGTTGCAGATGCTGTATTAGCCTGCAAGAGCAGACAGGATATAATAGACCTTGTTGCCCATCCCGACTATAAGCAATACGAATCTAATGAGAAGTTTCAGAAGCTAGTAAAATCAGAAATAGCAAAATATCCTAAACCTCAAAAATCAGCATAGAAAGTAAACAATTAAATTATGGAAATACAAGGATTGGTTCACGAAATCGGAGCCACACAGAACATTAGCGACACTTTTAAAAAGAGAGACTTGATTATTGAGTATGCGGAAAACCCCGAGTATAAAGAGTATCTTAAGTTCGAGGCGGTACAGGACAAAGTAAACCTATTCGACACAGTAAAAGTTGGCGAAAAAGTTGAAGTGTCGTTTAACTTAAGAGGCAGAGCGCATACTAAAGATGGCAAGACTAGCTATTTCAACAGTCTTGTTGCATGGAAGCTAAACAAACTAGGTTCTGCCAGTGAATCTGCTCACGTTCCAGCAGGTGTAGAGTCAGACGAAGACCAAGATTTACCATTCTAGGGCATGGCAGAAGTCAAAGAGCAATTAGTATTCTTTGACCCAATAGAACACAAGTACACAGATAGAGAGGGCAATAGGCTAATTTCGGTTAGTCAGTTGCTTTCTTTGTTTAAACCCAAATTTGACCCGACAGGCGAGATAACAGCGAAGTATGCCAAGAAGCATGGAATGACTGTTGCCGAGGTGCTGGACAAGTGGAAGCAAATTAACACACAGTCCTGCACTTACGGAACATCGGTACATGAAGAAATTGAACATTACATCAATACCAAAGAGATAAGATCATCCGATCATATCCATTACGTCAATCAGTTTGCAGAAATTAAATTTCAGGGAAGGTTATTCTCGGAGCGTATGCTTTACTGCCTTGATAATATGGTAGCTGGAACAGCAGACATCGTTGAACGGATTGGATTTTATATAAATATTTGGGATTTTAAGACGAACAAGGAGCTATCCAAGTTCAACAATTTCGGAGGCAGGATGCTTTACGACCTTTCCCACTTATCGGACTGCAATTTCAATCACTATCAGCTTCAATTATCGCTATACGGTTACTTGTGTGAACTAAAGGGGTTGAAGGTAAACGATTTAATCATTCTTTATATGAATCCCAAGACCTTAAAGATGGAGTTCCATCGGTGCAGGTATATGAGGGATGAAGTAAAGTACATTTTAGAAACAAAAGACACATTATGGGACAATCAAAAAATTCTTTCCTAGAGCTAAGGGCCGAGGATATGGTACTCATGTACGACCATGAGTTCAGTAAGAAAAAAGCAGAAGCTACAGGCGTAGCACTTGTGCAGGGCGTGTTTGACGATGGGCTTGTAGACCCAATGAAAGTTATGTCTAATATCGTTCGCTTAAAAGCAGTTATTGACAGCGCAGATAAGGCATTTAGAGAGCGTTTAAGCCTACCTTCTGCCGCTAGTTGGAATGGAGTAACCTTTACCCCTAAGAATGGCTCAGAGAAGCTAGTTTACGAAGAAGATGCGGTTTGTAAAGACTTGTCGGAGAAGCTAAAGGCAAGACAGGAACTTGTTAAACTTGCTACTAAGTCAAAGGATGCTATTTATGACAGCGAAGGATGTGAGGTAACAAGGGTATCAAGCAAGTTCGACAAGGCTAGTATCACAATTTCATTTTAAAACCCAAGCCACTAACTCCCATTAGTGGCTTTTTACATTGGGGGATAGTTTAATTAATAGAACGTTGGCTTCATGCCATCAGATGCAGGTTTGAATCCTGCTCCCTCAACTAACCAAATCAAGCACCATGAATCAGCTAAAGAACTATCTAACGGGGGTTAAAGCCGTAGCCCGTACTGCAAGTCCTAACGGAAGGGATTACAAGCACAACGGAAACTTCACCCCTCTAACAGCATGGAATGGCGAACAGTTTAACTATAGCCCTATCCTTAATCAAAAAGAACATGAAGAAAACGAGACAGAGAAATAAAGACGGAAGAAAGCTAGTGGCAGTAACGATTCAAATCTTCGAGGATCAGCACGAAGCCCTTTTGAAAATATCCAAAGGGAAGAAGCCTATTGCTAAGCAGGTGGTTATACAGAACCTCCTAGATGAAAAAGGATATAACGGATTAAAGCAAACAGCATGAATACAAGCATTATAGCCATAGAAGCAACTACAAGCTTACTATACACTCCAATTGACAATAGTTATGCAGTTTGTTTATCTGATGGTAAAAATCATTATTTGGCGGGAACCCATGATAGTAATGCAAAGACTGTTAGGATAATTAGTCCGGTTTTTATTAATAAGGTTTATAGTGCCCTCGATGATCGTGTAACCTATGAATACCAATTTGTTTTGGTACAGGATAGGGGAGGGTTGATACATTCTGTCCTTTATAACGAAAGAGGCTTGAAACAGCATTGACCAATGGAACGAACAACTGAATCAACGGAAGCCTTGAGACTTAAATGCACCCTCCTTGAGATACGTATTGAATCTTTAACCCATGAGCTAAAGGAAGCAAGAGAAGGATTAGTAGCGCAAGGACAAGCACACGATCACTTTAAGAACTGGATAGGGAATATTCATAACTATAAGAAGTGGGTAACAGGATTAACAACTAAAAGCGAAGAATAATGAATCTATTTGACCCTGAAATTGGAAGTACATGGAAAGTTGTTGACAGGCAGCCCACACCCGATAAGCCAAAGGGGTTTATCGGCGTGGATAATGGCGTGTCGGGAACGATAGGAATCATTACAGAGAACGGAACAGCCTTAATGTACAAAACCCCCATAAAGAACGAACAGAGCTACACAAAGGCTAAAAAACGCATTAACAGGGTCGATGTAGTTAAGCTTAAAGATATGTTGAGTGAATTTTCAACCAACAGTAAAGTTGTAATTGAGCGTCCTATGGTAAACCCGAAGATGTTCAGTACAACCCTTAGTGCCATGAGAGCATTAGAAGCTACCATTTGTACCCTAGAAGATATGGGGTTCCCTTACAGCTATATCGACAGTCGCGAATGGCAAAAAGAAATGTTGCCGAGCGGATACAAGGGAGTTGAACTTAAGGTTGCATCCCTCGACATAGGCAAACGCCTGTTCCCTCACATTGATTTAAAGCATCCCGACCGCGATAGCTTACTTATGGCAGAATACCTGCGCAGACAGTATAAAAGTTAGCTATGAATAAGCTACGACATTGTGGCTTAGGCGGTCACGATGTTCCTATGCTTTGGAAATCTAAAACCAGCACAAGCCCCTCCGCCTGCAAGTATTGTTGGTTTGCACAAAACCCCATCTCGATAAAGAAAGTCGCTCCTGTGGCAGATATGAAAGCGAGAGAGGCAAAGAAGCCTAAGCCCATCAAAAAGGTTAGCGACAAGCAGAAGAAAATCAATGCTGCCTATACTATCCTCCGAAAGCAATTCCTAAAGAACCATCCGAACTGTCAGGCACAGCTTGAGGGTTGTACTTATCAAGCAACGGATTGCCACCATTCGAAAGGTCGCACAGGGAGCAATATGCTAGACGAAACAACTTACATCGCCCTTTGCCATAACTGCCATGTAAAAGTGGAACTCTCGCCTACTATGGCAAAGCTATTGGGGTTATCACAAAACAGATTAGATAATTAGACTATGAGAAACGTAATATTCCTTGATATTGACGGGGTTTTGAACTCTGAATTGTTTTACAGGGAGAGGCACGAAAAATCTCAGAAGGAGGCAAAGAAAGCCGTAAAGCGGGATGAAATTGAAAGGTTGGAATATTATAAGTCTAATATATGCCTAGAGCGTATCCAATGGCTTAATGAACTCTGCGAAGAAACAGATTCAGTTATTGTTGTTTCGTCTACTTGGCGGTCAGGGAAGTCAATACAAGACCTACAGGAAATGTTTAACTATTGCGGTGCTACATTTATCGTGGTTGGTAAAACAGGGCATTGTGAGTGCCGAATAAGAGGTGTAGAGATAAGGCAGTGGCTAGAAAAGCATTGCATGGAATATTTCGGGGTTAACTACTATGACTTTTATAGGTACGCTATAATTGATGATGACGGCGATATGCTATTGTGGCAACAAGATCATTTCTTTCAAACCGATAATTGGTCAGGATTAACGCCAACTACCTGCTATAAAATTAAACGGTTCTTTACTCATAAAACATTTTAACCATGACACCACAACAAGAATCCCTATTAGAGCAGGTACTTGTAGAAATGAGTGCCTTGAGAAAGGAAGTAACAACCATTAACAAGGCACTCGCTTACAAAACCACAGCCGTTAAAAAGCAAGAATCCGTTCAGGATATTGCCAATTCAATCATCGCCGAAACAATCCTCAAGGCGAAACAGAATCGCCATAACTAATACACAACCCTCGGAGGTCTTGGCCTCGATGCTATATCGCACTTCAACTTTCGTAAATATGTTTCCGTTTGAATCGTTGTGGTGTGCCTGTTTTGGATTGAAATCTGAAACAAATCCCATCCCGCTTTAAACGCTTCTATATTCCCTGTAGCCTTAAGTGAATATAAAGAGTGCTTGCCATCGTTGTAGATATTTAAGTCCTCTAAGGCGGCTTTAAATCGCGTAGAAAGCCCACTCCTATCTGCTCTCTTAAGCGAAGGAATCATATCGGAAGTAAAGACGTAATAGTTGTCGTACTTCTTATCATCGAAGTATTGCTCCCAACCGAGTTTTTCAAATTCAGCTACAAGTGCGGGGTCAAGGTAAAGCTCGGTAAATATCTTCTTCTTTGTCTTGGTGCTACCAACGGAAAGGGAAAAGTAACCCTCCTTATATCGTTTAACATTCTTAATCTTAATACGCCTTAATTCAGATATTCTGATAAACGTATAGAAAATTGTACGGCAGATATAAGCCATGAGCTTATTAGATATATAAGCCTTTCCAGGAACAACCCTAGCTATTACCCTTGCTTGATCGAAGTACTCAAGTATCTTCTTAAGTTGAACGGTAGAGAAAGGTTCGAATCGTTCACTGTCCTCTACAGACTCTTTACGGTCGATTGTAATGGATATATCTTTATAGTCATACCTACGTGCATAATAAGCAAACATAGCCCTTATAGAGCCTAATTGATTGTTCCATGTTGTATCTTTTATTGTGCCGCTTGTATATCGTTCTTCAAAGAATTGTAAGATCGTATTCTTAGTTATTTTGTCTAAACGGGCAGTTAAACAGTCCTGCTCTCTGCAAAACTCCTTGAACAAGTTAAACAATGAATTATACGTACCCTCGGTATTTTCTTTATTCTCGGGAGCGGCCTTTGATGGGTTGTCCTTTCCTGCCTTGATTTTCAACCACTGCTCAATAGCTTTTTCAAGTGTAGGTATTGGCGATGGGTCGTTGGCTTGGGAAAGTAGTTCTTCAATGGGTTTATCAACAAGAGGCGAAATAGCTACGCCTGTCTTTGGATCAACGCCAATAGATAATTGAGTCGCTACCGCAATGCGAATACCCTCACCGTTCTTCTTACGAAGCCTAGTGTTAGATATGTGTTCTTTCTTGTTAAGAATTTTGGAATAGTACTTTTGAGGGAGCCACTTGCCGTTATCGAAATCCCATATATGGTAGTAGATATACCAATCTCCTTTCTCGGGAGTTTTAAGAACGGGAGCGGCACGAAAGAGTTCTTTACCTTGGGGCAAGTAATAGTAGTTACCATCTACTTCAATTCGATTTAATTGCATATTATTGTGTGGTTAAGAAGAGAGAAATATTGCAGTAGTTTTCTACGTTTTTCTACACTGATTTTGGATAGCCATTTAGATAGCTAAAAACGCACTTTTTTATGGGAAATAAAAATTTAAATAAATAAATTAGTTTTGTTAGGGCGCTTTCGCCTACCAAAATCAATACCATTAGTTAATTACTGAATACTTGTGGTTAAAAAAGAGAGGATAATCTAGCTAATATCTATAGCAATTTCTACAGATTTTCTACAGATTGTGTAGTTATTCAGGGAGCCAGTACTGAATTTTATTGCCACCATGTTTTGCGCTTTCAATAAGTCCTTTTTCAGTAAGCTTTAAGGCTTGGTATCCTAGTCTTACTTTAGCTAGATTGATTTGTTCCTTAGTAGATTCAGGATACATTTCTTTAATCTTATCTGTCATATCAGATATATACATCTTCCCGTATTTGCGAAGAAAGTAAAAAATCTTATCAGGGTAAGACCAGTCAGGGTTATAATCTTGGGACACTAGCTTATTTAGCTTTTCCTCTGAAATCTTAGTCACCTTTTTTGATGGACGCGAGGTACGACTAAAATACTCCGTGTCACTTGGGGCTTCGGAGCCAAATGCGGCTAGTGTTTGATCTATAGAGTTGATCTTTATTATATAAGATTCTCTGACTTTTCTAAGTCCTTCAATGATTTCATTTTCTGTTGTCATATTTAATTTATTGTTAAGTTTTTAATTATGTTTGTACACTTTGTAAAGCATTGTATGTTTTCAAACGAAAAAATAAACACGTTGTTTAGGTTGTTTTGAAATTATATATGTCCTTACTTCCATAGTGCAAAGGTATACAACAATTTTACAAATTGTCAATTTAATTTGAATTAATATACAATTAACCTCGAACAACAGCCAATACATTACAATAAAGGCTATTTTAAAGCTCTCTAACGAACGATAATAATTAATTAATAACAATCATCGAACACCCTACCCTCCTCACCCCATGACCGAAATCCAACTCGCCAAAGCGGCAATCGACAACGCATTTGAAGCCTTTCTAAGAGAAGATTGGCCTTGGACTACCCAAGTATCAGAAGATGATTTTAAACCTTACCAGCCTACGGAAGAACAGATGAAGGCTGAAAAGGAAGAGTTTATTATGGCTTATTTGATTGATTAATTATGATAACAGGAAACGAACCGATAACAGGCACAGATAATCAAATTGGTTTAACTATCAGACAGCAATTCGCGGCAATGGCTATGCAAGGGTTTTGCGCCACGTTTAGGGGTGATTATAAAGTTAGCCCCGAGTTGGCTCACGAAATGAGTAAAGAAGCGGTATTGATTGCTGATAGTCTAATAGCTGAATTAAACAGAGTATGAAAACACTGAACCTTACCCTGAATAAAAAATGGTTCGATATGATAGCATCGGGCGAAAAGAAAGAGGAATATCGAGAAATTAAATCGTATTGGCTTTTACGCCTTGGAGAAGGGATTCATAAAGAAAGTGGCTTTTACTTATCGGTAATGAATTTTGGCCCAAGTATAATAAAGGAAATGGATTTTAAGCATTTCGACATTATATCAGCAAACAACGGATATTCTAAAGGTTGCCCGAATATCAAGTGGAAACATGAAGGTATAACCATTGGCGAAGGGCGTGAAGATTGGGGAGCAGAACCAGGCAAAAAGTATTTCATCTTAAAAATTGGCGATTTAATTCAATCCTAATGGAAGAAACAAAACCAACTGAGGCAATGGAAGGAAGGCTGTGCCAATGTTGCCATACAAATTTAGCAACTGAATTACACGTCTGTCCTTTTATGGCAGATATACACGGCAACTACGAACATAAATGCAATTGCTGTTCTTCATGTGAGCACGAATGCGCAATGGATGTTTAACCCCCTCTCCCCTTTGGGGGATAATTATAATTAGATATGGTAGACAAAGAAATAACGAAAGCGGTTGACCGCAATTTTAAAGGATTCGACTTAGCTTTTGTTAGGTGTGGATTATGCTGCTCAAAGGAAAATCCATGCCTCAAGTGCGCTAATGAAACTATAGCGGCAAACGGCTTTGAGGATGGTGTTCCAGAAAGGTTTAAGTGGCGATTTAAGAGAGTTGAAGCTGTATTGCCATTAAAGTATATATCGGATGAATTTATTTACCATACATATCTAGTTTCAACCCCCATACAATAACACCAAGAAGATGGAAAAGAACCGCGACCCTTTAAACGCTCCTGAAATCCGATACAGGTTTAAGTCAATTCAAAAGCGTGGAAAGCGTACTGGCATAGATTATCTATTCCATAAACGAACCGAAATCGAAATGCTTAAACATTGGGAAACGATTAAACATGATTTTGTATGAAAGATAACGAAAAGGCGAAGAAGCCTAAGAAAACCAAAAAGCGCAAAACAAAGGACTGTGACATATACGAACACGGCGAATGTGATTGTACTGGTAAATTTTGTGGCTACGGCACTTGACCCTCAACCTGACAAATTAAATCAATCCTACGCAGTCTTTGAGCCTGTAGAGGCAAATGGAAAGGTAGAGTGTGAGTTTTATATGGAGTATAAAGGATTTTAAAATATGGAAAAGGAATATCAACACCGAGAACAAATGGAAAGTCAAAGACAAATTGAAAAAAAGTATCAAAAATTGATATATGAAGTATCAAATAATGACTTCTATAAAATTGATTTAAGCAACCGTGTAAACTGCTATTCGTGCAAGTGTGAACACATAACAAAAACTATTGACATAGATGCAGGAGTAACCCCGTTTATGTTCACCTGTGAAAAATGCGGAGGCGATGCGCATAGTTCTTTCTTTAAAGATATTGCACCTAATCAAAAACCAACATTTGAATGGTATAGACCAGACTTAAAGCAAGTTCTTAAACTGAGAAGTAAGCCGGGATTATTAGATCACATCTTATCCGGTGGACTTGATTACAGGAGAATCAAATCATGAACCACTACCTCTACACCCCCGAAACAAATACGCTAGAGCTGGTTAACCCGCACGAGCAGTATGTATTGATATCTAATTATCCTAACGAGACACAACAGTGGTTTGACTTCGATAAAGCTAACCCCGAACTTCCTTACATCGGCTCCCTGACCCTTAAAGAAGGTGTAGAGTATCCTGAGAGTATGTTTAGGAAGCAATGGCAACATTACAATCCGCTGTACAATGAATGGTTCCCTATAAACGTAGACCATTTCGCTCCAATCAATAATACTATTGAAACGGTGCTGTCCTATTACAAGGATATGAATTGGGAAACCCGCCAAGCCCTAACCGATTCCGAACAGCCGAAAGAGTTGGATGCCTCCAAGCCTCTCCGTAACCCATTAATGCAAGAGATACTAGCAAATACCCCTCAATGGATTAAAGATGAAATAGATGCCGCTTATCCTGATTTGAAAGAGTTGGAAGCCGAGGTTCAGGAAGGGGAACCGACCGACACCCATCAGTGCAAAAAGTGCGGTGGCAGAACAGCTTTGATTACAGGCTTTTTTCATTACGAACCAGACGAGGAACCTTACATGAGTGGAGTTCAAGAAGAGGCTAAAGTAGAAAGAGGCGAGTGCTGGATGGCTGGCTACAAATGCGACGATTGCGGAAATGAACAAGATTTCTGGACAGAATAAACAAAAAGGATTCACAATTAACAAACGATAGCATGAAAACAGCAGAAGAAATTATTGAAGACATACATGAATGCTTATGCGCTGGTAAGTACGAAGAAATGGCGGGAATGATTAAGGCTTATGGCGCATCCGATTTCTTTAACGACTACGGGAACTATTTAAGTTATAGCTACTCATTACAAGAAGCGTTCTCTTATTATACACAGCTAACTAAGAGCTATCAACGGTTCGACTCTCAGCCTCTCCCTGTCTCTCAACCCTCAGTGGAAGCAGATAACACATGGATTCTAATTATGCAAAAGTTCATCAACTCTGCTTATGTAGGCTGCACTAAGGAGGAATTGTGGCAGATCGTGGAAGAGGCTGAGGTATTAATTAAAGGCCACAGTATTAATAAAGACTGATTATGAAAAACGGATTCGATTTAATTCTCGAAGAGAGACAACGGCAAATCAACAGTGAAAAATACAGCATACAGGATGATGCTCGATATGTAAACCAAGAATTGTATTGGGCAGCTTTGGCATATCACTTAAATGATGTTTCATTTTGGCCGTGGGATAAGGAGTATTTTAAACCGACTGGAGATAAGGTCAAAGATTTCATTAAAGCAGGTGCTTTGTATCACGCTGAATTAGATCGCATAAACTTTACCACAGATCAAGAGGATGGAATTACTCGCCATAAAGAAATAGTTGCTTGGTCAATGGCGGTAATATCTCGAAAGATTACTTATCTAAATCACGCTAAGGATTTTAATGGGCAGACAATGAAAGAACTACTTCCAGATAGCGAATATTATGTTGAGCCCGAAAAGGGTGTAATCCCAAAGTATATTCCTCAACCCTCAGTAAATCAACAGATGTTGGAAGCGTTGAAGAAAATCGCTGCAATGAAGTTGAACCCCGATGAAACGGATTACAAATATGCTTTCAACCGATGCTGGCATATTGCTGTAGAAGCCATCACCAATTTTGAACACGAAATAAACGAATCATGATATACGCAAATATGAAAATCGGAAAGATTAAAGCTAAGGCATTGTTAGAGTTTGGGAAAGGTGATATTCAGGTGGTTAATGCCAAAGGTGAAGACTATGCAGCAGTGTTGTTTAGGAATAGCACAATCCGTCCGATAGGATCGGAAGACCCGACAACCAACGGAACGACAACGGATGATTTTAAGCCTAATGTTGTTATGGCGTTTGACAGCACCAATAGTATTGATTTGTTGATTGAGGTACTTGAAAATGCTAAACAAGATTTGCAATCCATCGCCACCGCTGAAGAAATGAAAGGAGGGGTGGAAGGATGAAACTCAAACTGACAACCGATTACCTAATGATACACATTGAGATGGAATGGTTTATCCCTTTATACTTTATCGGAATGTTCCTACTCATCTACAGTCTAATTAAATACAGAAACTCATTAAAGCAGAATACATTATGAAATTATACGAACTATCAACTTGCGGTGAGAAAGAATGGATTGCTGCAAACACAATCATTGAAGCTTTACAAGTCTATCACCACATAACGGGTAACACTCCTTTGGATTTAGATTCAGTCGATGACATTAATGAGGTTCCAGAAGAAAAATGGAAGGACATCGCATTGTGTTTTCCTGACGATAAGGATGAACCAGATATAACCTTTGCTGAAAGAATGAAAGAGGTTACTAAACCAGAATATTTAGCTTCAACTTGCTATTAAGCCATGAACAACCCACAACTAGAGGAAGCAGCAAAGCAACGGTACGGCAACGACTTGCATTTATTCGGACAGCAGAGAGACGGATTTATTGAGGGTGCTAAATGGGCTCTCTCCCAATCAGAAGCAGAACCACCAACAGAAGACAAGCTTAAGGAAGCAGCAAAGGAGCTTGCGGAAAAAGCCGAATTTAATCCTTCAATTCCAATGGAAACCAGACTGAAAGCAGCCAAAGCTGTGTCGGCCAAGAAATCAGATATGCTAAGGGAAGCGTTTGAAGCCCTTTTGGATTCGCACCTATTTCATTACTTCGAGACATTAAAAGCCAGAGACATAGCAAAAGCGTTTTGGTACAAGAAAGCCGGATTACCCTTACCAGAGAAAAGCTGACAAAATCTTGTAATAAATTTATCAGATAATTATTACAGAATCTTATTTGACGGGTATTTGATAAATTATGATTAATCCGTGTTGAGAGCGATTTTAAAGCTTTTTCTTATTTGACTCGAAAACGGATTAACCAATTCCGCAGTCACTGACTGCAAAATCTTACAAGGATAATCGGCAACAATCCGATAACGTATTATAAAATTAACAAGTGCTGTAAGTTCGTTTGATTAATAAAACCCGCAAATATATCCTGAACGCTGAAAATACACAGCATACACCGCCAAATCTTACTTTTTAAACGCCTTTTGGCGAACTATGAGCCGAATAGACATAACTATCGGCTCATTTACCGATAATCTCTTATATCGCCTAATTGACCGATAATAACAAAGCCCCGACTATTTCTAGCGGGGCTTCTAAATGACCTGTAGGCCGTTCTAATGGTAAACGTATAGGTACATTACATTCTTCTCTTTATAAAATGCAAGGCCAGTAAAGCCAAGGCGATTCCCGTTGCCCAATTCCTTTGCATCTCCGCTCTATTCTTTCCTTTTAGAGCCTTATCCCTTTCCTGTTCTAATAAATATTCCCTTGCCTTATCTACAATCTTCTTGGTAACTGTTGTTCTTATATAGGCTGTATCGCAAGGCTTGTTCTTTAAGGCTTGTATAGCACTTGCTAGGCTTTTAATAGTCTTATCCTGACTTCTTATTAGTTCATTGCAGTCCTTCTCGCTGTAGATGGTGTCTGCGACGATAATAGGGGCCTTCTGAGCGAGTTTAAGCAATGAATCAACTAATCTATCATGTTCGGTGTTGTCGGCCTTTACAGTGTCTTGTTTGATCTCGGTTGTTTCCTTTGGTGCAAAGTGTTTAGTGCATTCGCTTGCAAGCCATTGAGGATGCTTGACACATAGAACCTGGAATCTCTTCTGAGTTGTACAACCGCTACAGGTTATGGCAAGAAAATAAAAGAACACTAGCCCTATGATGTAGATGCCAAGTAAGGTGGTGGTTGGGTATCTGTTTAACTGTTTCATGCGTTTACTTCTATTTCTAATATTTCTGCGTCCTCTATGCCTATATCCCCACCATGCTCTTCTCCATCTTCGTTAAATACCACCATATAGGCATGTCTTTGCTCGTCCACGCCGCGAACTGGGAACTTCCGGCCTATCTTGTCGGCATACCAATTCTGCTTATCGAAGCAAGAAATTACCCTAGCCATCTTGATTTTCTTCTTACCGCCACTTATAGCAGTCTCCAATAGATTGTTATATTCGGGTATCGTGAACTCTTTCGGCTCTAATTGTGTAGATGTGAAATATCTATCTACAGGCACGTCATTCAAGCATTCGTTGTGCATTAGCATATTAAGCCCAAAAAGAATTGCCGATAAATGATCCTCTTTGTCAATTCCCATCTTACTTGCCTGCTCAGGGAACTTGTGGCACATCTTCGCTTGAGTGTAGTGCCTGTCCATGCTTCTCCAAACTTCCTTGTCGGGCTGTCCTAGCTCCCAATTCCCATCCCCGTACTTCTGCCCTTTTTTCATATGATACCCGTATCGCATCAGCATATAGGGGTTTAACTCCATAGGTAGAGGCTTCATGCTGTCGTCATCCCTCCTGCTTCCTGATTCAAATTGTCTTTGTTCCATAATTGCCTCTATTTTACTCTTACTGATTCCCTTGATAGTTTCTTTAGCTCCTCAAGGACGTATTGGGTGAGCTTTATTAATTCCTGTAGTTTATTTCTCTCTTGATCTGTCATGGCTAAAAAATGTGGGTGAAACGAGCTATTTGTCCTTGAGTTGGAGAGTGTACATACCCCTCAACGGCTTTAGGGCTATGTTGAAAGCCATTTTTTGCGTGCCAACTATCTGTACCACTTGGGCTTCTTAGTGTCTCCACGCAGACGCTACCGTAGTCCTTACTGATTTTATGGTGTAAGTGATGTATGTAGAAATAGCGATGCTTGCAGTTGTGCCAATGTTCGCTTGCTTCTTGCGCCATAAGCAAAGGCAGGTCTGCTGTTTTAGCCCCGTCACCGTGAGTTGTACCGATCAGGTTCTGTCCGTAGGGGTAATACTTACGATGGCTTATAGAGGCGTTAAACGTCACGTCGGGGCAATTCCTAAACCAAGCTGTTAACGCTTGAGCTAGAAAGAACCCATTGGTGTAATCGTGGTTTGATGGGTCGTACTGAACGTGAACGGGGGCAACCAATCTTAATGCTTCGATAATATCTACGTCAAGCTGAAAGCCTATCATATAGTTATCGTACCACATACCTGTTGTGTCTTGGTGGGTAGAGCCTGTTGTTGTATTCTTAGGTGTATCTATATGTAGTTTATCGTTCCCTACGATATAAAGAATCTTCTCGATATTAAACCCTGCCGATTTATCTAATATCCCCTGTACGCCTTCTTTAACCCTTTGTACGGCAATCTGATTGTTATACTCCTCGCCTGTTTCAAAGGCACTACATAGTTTACCTATATGAACATCTGCGGGGTCAATTACAAGCAAGTGGGGGTCAAGGACAGGCTCTCTTTTTACGGGTTCGAATTGAGGACTGTGACTTTGCATCTTTTCGATAATGCCATTTAGCACATCCTCGATATTCAGCTTCTTCTTTCCTACATTCATAGAAAAGTGCTCCGACTTAAACCAATAGTAGTTCACATCGTCAATAGGGATATTCTTAGCCTCGCACTCATCCGCTAATGCTTTGTGCTGATTGCGCTTTGCATCTATAATCGCCCACTCACTAGCACTAAGCCTCTTTCGGATTGTCAGCCTTTCCATTTCTGACATATCTTAGGCTTGAGGTGAATCAACTTTTGCAAATGTTGCAACGGTTGACATAACGAACCCTGCTGTAGCTACATATCCTGCGATCTTAGACACTATCTCGGGGAGATGGATGTAATCGGGGGTTACTAATAAAGCTGCGCTTACGGTCGTTAAATAAAGCCCTATCGCCCTAATCTTTTTAAAGAATAGCGGGGTCTTCGATTTAAAGCGTTCAATTAATTCTTTCATCATGCGTTTTATTGTTATTCCGATGCCAGTCGGGTGTTATTTATATTCGATTAGGATATAAGGGAACTTGGTTTGCTTGTTCCGTTTTAGTTGATCTTTTAGAGACTCCCTGAATGAAGCCCATTGTGGCTTAGGGATTGTTTGGCAACCCTCCGAGCTAGTTGTATTCATTCCCCCATCGTGAATATTAATCCAAAAAGGGGAGGCGGGACTATCCTTTACTATACCGTCTTTCCCATCTCTAACCACCTGTATTCCGAAACTTGCCTGCCTAAAAGCCTCCCTTGGGTTCTTGCCTGAAATCCCATGTATCCCAACCTTGTAAAACACTACTTGAGGTGCAACCAATGTCGCTATCCCTTGCCTTGTTACCGATGGGTCTGTATTTGCGTTAAACGATGCGTACATATCGGGCGAAATGATAAACATTGCATCGTCGTAAATTCCAACATCATTCTTTAAAGGGTTGCCCATAGTAGACTTGTAGTACCCTCTAATGCCCAATACCTTAACAGGGTATTCATCTAAGCCGAAAGCCGATAACTCCTTTAAAGCGTCTTGCAATGTCATCTTGGGTTTACTGTTTGGTATTGCGCTCATTGTCTGATTTTTGGGTAAAAAGAAAGTGCCTTACTGTTTGATGTAATAAAGTTACACCATTAGGTAAGGCACTTTTGAGGCTCTAGGCGGCCTACGAGTTTATTTCAAATCCCGATAATTGTATATTTTAATGTTTATTACCTACATTTGCTTCTAATTTGATAAAAAAACTACCAATATGATAAAAAAACTACCAATACTACTATTGGCTTTAATGTCAGTAAGCTGCGGTGAAATTAAGCCGTACTCAACATTCCTACTAGACGCAGAAGCTTATGTTAACAACAAGAAGGTGCTTAGTAATATCGCTTTTCTAAGTCCAGCGCAAGAGTATATTGTTAAAGATTCACAAGCACTGACAGATTACTTTAAAAGCAATCCCGAGAACTCCAAAAAATCCACCTACAGGTATATGGCTGACTTGCCAGCGGGTAATTACATTATCGCAATCCAAATAATCGACAGTAGTGTAACTAATATGATTGGTTCTTATGCCTACAAGCAAATAAGGCTTGATGAACAACATCTAGGAGCAGAGAATGTAATGCGATTCGCCCTCTCAAATAGGAGAACCCGCCAAAACTGGAAAGAAGATTAGACCCCCTGTATATACCTTGATGAAAAATACTATCCGTCCTTTTAATTGGGAATTATTATCAATAACCAGATTTGTACTCGCGTTCATAGTGCTGGCGAATCACTTAAAAGATTTTACAAGTATTGGGATTTTCAATATATTCCCGATGTTTGGAGCGTTTGAAGCTATTTTTGGATTTCTGCTGATTAGTGGATTGTCAATTGGAAAGTCAATAGCTAAAAATAAAGAATCATATTTCAAAAGACGGGCAAACCGTATCTACCCTGTATACATAGCTAGTATACTGTTTCAATGGGCTGTGATTCAACCTACAAGCGTTGATTTGTTGTTTATTGGGGTGTTGCTTTTGAATGTCCTTTTCCTGAATCAGATACTCACAAACATATCATTTGTAGAACCTGCGTGGACATTAGCCGTTGAGGTATGGCTATACTGCCTAGCCCCTTGGTTTCTTAAGTTGTCATTTAAGCAGGTTTTTGTAATTATCTACACTTCGGTTATATGTTACGTAGCGTTCACTTGTGGCCGTACATTATTCAACTGGAATTACTACTCAGGAATAGGATATGGGCTAAATATCTTATTTTTAGCTTTTGTTTGGGTAATAGGATTCGCCCTTGCTGTTTTCCCTGAAAAAAGAAGATTTATAATATTAAATATCGCATTAATATTTATTCTACATATTGGGTTGTCTGCTTCGATACAGGCAGCGTACCGTTATAAGCATAATGAGGTTAGTATGTTTATCGGTAGCGATCTTATAGGCTTCGCATTTAAGTCTTTATGTTTATTAATGGTATACCTAGTAGTTGTCTATAATCATAGGTTCCCTACATTCACAACTTTTACCAAAAAAACATTCACATTGCTTGGTAATATATCCTACCCATTATATTTAACGCATATCACTTCATTCGTTTTATTGAAAAAGTGGAACATTAGCAACTCAACGGGCATGATTGTCTTTTCGTTAGGGGTTTCGTATATTATATATATTCTATTTGACTCTTATAGTAAAAAACGAGAAGTAAAAGGAATATCTAAGCCTTTTTCAGATAAGATTTTAGAATATACTGGAAATTGATTCGAGGTAATTACTTCTTAAACCAAACTTCTTTCAGATTAATCCACTTGCGATACGCTGGTGCCCCATCATTTATAAAGCAGGTTACTCTAAGCTTTGTAGGATTATTAATGTTCGCACCTGCTTCTGATAGTGTGCTCGTTGTTTGGACTGCATGATTCGCGTATTTGAATGAAAGAATCCCATTATTCGCACTTATAGACAATGGTTGATGCTTTCTTACCTGCAATAGCAAACGTACCCTGCCTGCTTCATCTGCCAACACAGTTTGCTTGATGGTTTTGTCGTTTCCGGTAATCCTCAATCCTTGATATTGTTCAGTACCTAGATTATTGTCGGTGATGAAAAACCTTGCTATAACCTTATTTGCGCTGTCAATAACATCATAATAAATACCAGCAAGATTGCCGGTAGCGCCACCATGAAACTCATTGTTTTCAAAGCTGATTAAGGATGTAAGTTGCCAAACAGGAGTATTGGTATTAACACCCAATGAGAAAGTTTCTACCGCATCAACCGAAGGGTCAAGTGTTTTTATCCAAATGTCTTTGCTCTTTGCTACATCGTAAGAATGTTCTCCTACCGTAATTAATGCAGATGGATTCGTATAGCCATCACCGTAATCGTTTAAAGGGAACCTAGTTATACCTAGCAACCCATTGACAACAGTTTGACCGCTCACAAGACCGCTTAAAACATCTAATCCTTTGCTGGTTACAGAAAGAGCTGTACTGGTAGCAGTTTGGATTTGAATGGTATTTAAACCTGTGATTCTCCATAAGTGAATACCACCGTGAACACTTTCATCGCCGTGAATAAGGTACATCACTCCGTTTATTTCGAATAGCTGAGGTGTAACTGCGTTACCCGCAACTCCCTCCAATGGATAGTCTGATAGCCTGTCAGCACCAAACGTATTTATATACAATCCGCTTTCGTGGAGATGGGTGTAATAGTTGCACTGTCCACCTTTTCTAAACTCCCCATAATCTCCCCACATAACATTACTGCCTAAAGCCATTGCCACATTCCCGGCATTTCCCGAGTAGGGTTTGTTTTCTGGCGGATCGCTAGCAGGCCGCCTGTTATAGTTTCCAATATCAAACCTTCCATCGGTGGGATAGTCGCCTTTATATCCTATACGAGTGGTTCTTGCATCTCTCCAAAGAAACTGACCTGTACTCACATCAATTGCCCCAAGCCTGAAACTATCTTTATCAAATTCGCTTACACCTCCCTGGAAAGAAAGCAGATAGCCCGATTGAGTAACCTCCCCTGCTAGTGGTTGTCTTGGACCGCCTGCTTTGGGGTCTTTATCACCAACAGTTACAGAAGCAACGTTTTGAACCGTACCATAAACAGGATTATGTTGAGCCGTAAAGCTTAGTAAGGGCTTGGAAATCCATGTTTGTACTTTGGTAGTATCATTGAACAGGTAGTTAGATTTTATAGAGCCATCGGGATACATTTTCCCGAAAGGAATATCCATTACAACCCCTGTATTTCTTAACCCTGAAACTGTATTTAGTTCAACGATATGGTACGCATCCTCTCTTACTCCGTAGGTTCTTCCGTTGGATAATGTGGCAAACTCTTTTAATGTAGCATAAACACCATCGCTTGATTCTTGCCAGTTGTATTTAAGAACAGCCTTTTGCCTGATGTCGGCGGCTGAATAATCAACTTCGTATTCAAGAAAGCCGGCAATTAACCTTGATGGATTGTTCTTGTCAACTAAAGTGTTGTACGTTCTCCCCAAGTAGGAAACCTTCTCTATTAGAACATTAGATGCTGAAAAATGCAGCATTCTGAAATTACCAGGATCAACAACCCAATAGCTGCCATCATTAAGAATCGCTAACGAACCAGCATCCCGTATCCCTTCCACGTATTTCCTAAAGCAGAACTTGTTATCAGCTACTACCGGGCTGTTAATGTTTCCTCCTGCAATGCCTATGCTATTGGTTTGAACGCCCGTAGTAGTGTTATAACATTTTACTTGCTGTCCTGCACTCCCTCCATTCACAACCCCAACTGTTGAGCCGTTTATATAAATGTCAAGTACGTTGTTAAAAGCCGGAAGGGTTAGCGAAATACTGCCTAAGCTACCATCGCTATTAAGAACCCGTTTAGTAATTGTATCATTCGAACTTACCCAAATAGTAGAACCTTCTGCCCATAATTGCTTAGGTGCTGTGATGGCGATATTCCTTACAAATGCGCCTGTTAGCTTATTGTAAACACCGATAATATTAGCATCCTTTCTTGGGATGAACAGATAAGTAGTTCCAACAGATACGCCCGAAATCTTTACTCCGTCCGTTCTAAGGCCAATGGAACTGAATGTCGTTCCCTCCTGCATCTTTATGTTTGTGCCGGAAGAAAACGTTACCACTTCATTATTATCTACCCTTGTAGCGAAAACAAAGGTGCTGTTTGGGTTATATGGATCAAACCCTGCCCAATAAACGTAAGTGCCGTCTGTTGTGAGGTACTCTGTTTTCTGATTGTTGCCTTCCTGTATGTTTATAGCGTCTTTCCTTATCTGAGGGGTATTTAGTTCAAAGTAGTACTGTGCCGCCCTTCCTTCACCATATCCGCTACATAGATAAGCTCTGTTGCCTGTAATTCTTATTCCTTCATAAGCATCCCAAGGACGGTGCATATCATCGCCAACCTGATTTGTGGATGAATTGCCCATTACACCAAGCCACTCATACTTCACATCATGCGATAAAACTCTTATCTCATAAGAACTTCTTGGAAGCGGGGCAACTTCCCCAAAGTCGAGCAACCCATCCCATTTTCTTACGTGCGTTCCAGCCTCGAAAAATTCACCAGACCAAAGGTTTCTGACTTTATTAGGGCTATTTTTAACGTAGACGGCTGCACTTTTCTTTCCTGCTGTTGCCAAGGTAAAGGAGAAGTTATCACCAACCGGCTGAACCGGAACTGTTATTATTCTGATGCCCAGTACTTTTGTCTTTGCCATTATATTTCCGTTAGGCTAATCTTATCAATAGCGACATTTTTTACCCCATCTCCGGCGGTGTTTACCTCTTCGGCATTTTCATGCAGAACTGCATAGATGTCTACGTTAGGGCTGTTTTCTGCAAGCGTGAAGTCCATGATGCCGTTATAGTACCCGTTGGTTAACGATGTTATTGAAGCTGTACAATTAGAATCATCAATTATGACACCTGTAGAGCCGTTGAACTTTGCTTTTACAAGTAGGTTATTACAGAACAACAAGAAAGTCACAAAATCAAACCCATCAGTGTTAAATCCAAATGCAACTCTGTAATTTTTACCCGTGACGAGATTGACGGGTACGCCGGATTTGTATACATTATGATCTACAGCGAAAGCTTGAGGGGTGATTTTAGCGGCTGTTAATGTCCCATCTACCGCTATAGCTGCGTTTAAGTCAAGCGAAGTTCCACCGCTAACTGAATAAGTGCTATTATTGAATTGATAGTCTGCTAAAATATTTACTGCCGATACGGCGGCTTGGGTTGTTGCACTTTGTGTGGCACTCCAAGCACTATCTACATACCCCGATGCCTGCGACTTAACCCTAAAGTAATAAAGCGTTGAAGCGGTTAAAGCAGTTTTTGTGTAAGTGTTTAAAGCTCCTGTATAAATTTGCGTTGTCCCTGTAAAATCCGAATTAGAGGCTATTTCAACTATTGAATTGGTCGCATTCACATCATCCGTCCAATCAGTTTTTATAGAGGTATCGCTTAATACCGTGGGCGTTAAGGCAGGTGTTGTTAGTTGGGTTTGTACACCACCGCCACCAGTTAAGGCGGAAAATGCAAAACCGCTGTTAGTCACTGCCAAAACGCTCCCTACTGTAGATGCCCCTGTAAATGTTTGAAGGACAGCCTTGATTAGTTCTGCAAATGCAGGGATATTTGGGTCTACTCGCTTAAAGGCAGGTTCCTCGCCCTGCGCTGGAACATCAACTAGATCAAACTGCGGAAATTCGTAGCCTGTTAGAAACTCATCGTCTATCTTCCCATTGTCGTCTAAAAGGTCCTCGCCGCCTCCGCCACCACCGCCTGATGCCAACACAGGGGTTAGTAAGTCAACAAGAGCTGACTTAGTGCCCGAAAACGTTACACCATTTACCTGAACCGTATCGACCGTTAGATTAATCGAATAATAATCGCCAGGGTCTTTCTCACCACGCCCTACCTCGACATAAACACCATTAGCCGTTTCCTCTACCGTAGAGGCTTTATTTACGTAGCTCCGAACGATAGGCGCATTAGTGTAACTGTTGACGGAGAGGCTTATGGTAAAGCCCGATGAATCTGATGTGAAAGCGTATGTTGCCATTTAGTATCCTTTTAAAAGCGAAAAGCCCTACTGTTTTATGTACTTAAAAATACACTAAACAATAGGGCGCTTTTGGCGGAATAGGTGGGGTTCTCTAGTGCTAAGTGTCGTACTTTTTTGGCAACCGTTCCTCTAACAGCGTAAACAGTTTAGTAAAGTGAATACTTGTTTCTTCGTTTCGTTGATTTTGAGTGCGTATAAAGCTCTCTAATTTTGAGTCTATCTTAACTACCTCTTTTTGGTTTTTCATCATCACCTCGTCTAGCTTTCTGCCGTACTCGCCAAACTTCTTTTCATTAGATTCTTTCTCCCAATGCACTTGACTCGCAAGCAGTGAAGCCTTCCCTTCCATTTCGCGCTGGGCGAGAATCGTAGCCTTATTGGCTAGCTCCTTCTCTGCTAGTAATTGCCCTGACTCTAGCTTCTCTTGAGGTTTACGGAAGAAGTGGTAAACGGAAAAGATAAATCCTAGAATACCTCCTACGCTTAGTATGTTCGGTAGTGTTATTTCAAATCCCATTGCTATGCGCTGAGTTGTTGTTTAAATCGTGATTGTAAATTGTTAATCATTGCCTCCGACAATCGCACCCATAGCATCGCGCCAGTTAGTACCGTCATAATGAATTATTTTATTAAGAGTTAAATCTATTATTGTTCTGCCCGTATCTGGATTAGATGGACGGTTTGCAGTACTTAAACGTTGAATGCCAAGTTTCATAGTTCCATCCTGAAAGAAACTGAAAAGCTCTTTCCCTGAATTAATTAAGGAAAATCTTGGAATACTAAAAAACGCGATATCTGAAACGATCCCGTAGAACCAATTCTTTGCAGATTCTCCCGCTGTGTCAGTGAAGGCATTACCAGTATTTCCGTCTGTGGCGAAAAATGCGTTTAATAATGATTGTCGTCCGGCTGTACCTGTCCTGTACTTACCGCGAGATCTAAACTTAACAACATCATTCCCGCCATCGCCCCCCTGAATAGACCCAGCTTCAAAACCGTCCTGCAAAGCAAGTTTCCCTGACAGGTTTTTAATAATATCCTGCCCTCCAATCTTAAGCTTATTCCCATACTCGGATGAACCTGCCCCTGTTATTGAAAGCAGTGTTACACACTCTTGTATGTCATTCCCTGTAATGATATTATCATTTGAACCGTTTATCTCTCTTACACCGTATTCAGGAGCTGCACCAGGAAAAGGTTCCCCTACTATTGAACCAATACTATTGCTGAGAACTCTGACCCCGTGAGAATTATCAATCAAGATGGCAGATTCCTCACAATATTGCAGGTCGTTATTGGTTATTGACACTTGACCGCTCTCGATTACTCTGACTGAACATCCTCCAGTATTTAATACCTCATTACCTGAAATAAATACATTAAAAGACTTCTTGATAACAATCCCATTTCCTGTTCCTTCGCGCCCTGTACTTATAAAGTTGTTGGTTATTTTAACATCAAATAATTTATTACTCCCTAAATCACCCTCTACTATTATCCCATCTCCCTTAATTGAGTCAATATCGCAATGGGAAACCACCAGAAAAGTACCAGGGAATGCGCCAGTTGAAACATAACGTATACCTGTAGCTAACTCTTGGGCGGAGTCTGCCGCTCCTAAATGACACCTATCAATCAATACAGAAGGCATATCAAGTAAGTCGATATAGAAATCAACTATGTTCAAGAAACTACATTCGGCTATATTTAAGAATGTTCCACCACCCGAACTGCGTATACCGAATCTGTTTCCCGCAAAATGACAGTTTTTTATTGTTGAATATAGTGGCGTGATTAATTCTGCTCCGTATTCAAAGTACCCAACAATCCTAAGATTAGATAGTAAAAATCTTGAAGCCCCGTTTACTTTTATAGCTGAACAACCAGCTTTTGAGTTCCAAAAAAAAGACAGTCCTGAAATTACGTTATAGGTATTGCTTAAAATAAAGCAAGCATCGCCAGCAGTTACAGGTCTAATTTCCGCCAACGTAGAATCGCTGAAAACTTTCTGCCTATCCTGTAGTGCTATATTTGATATATTATAAATGCCTTTTGGCACTCTTATATCAAAACCACTAGCAACAGCCTTTTGGAAAGCAGCGGTATCGTTTGCGAAACCATCTCCAACTGCCCCAAACCAACTAACATCAACCGCCCCTGTGAAGTTTCTTTTAAAATATTCGCTACCTAATTTACGATAGATCACGCCATCGCATTTAGCATTCGACATAGCCGAGCCATCGGAATATGCGGTAACCTTGCTATAAGTAAAGCTTTCGCCTGTATTGCTGTCTAGTATGCCGTAAAGCGTATCCTGAATCCTTTGAACTTGCGCCATAATTATATATCAAATAAATCGTCAGAAAAAACGACTGCCAAATCGTCAAAGGCATCGTCAAAAGTTGCTTTTGATACACCCTCGGATACTATGGTGATGTTGGGTATAACTATTCGTGTATTTATCATAGGTTGTTCTATACTGGCTGCATCAATGGCTTTTAAAAGGAGTGAATGAATTTTTTGCGTTTGGTCGTTATTTACACTATCCTCCAAATCTATATCAAGGCTGTTTATTAAAATGCCTAAATAGATTAGATGATGAACATTGTTGTTTTTGGAGCCGTTTTTAAGAGATGTGGAATGTTCTTTTAGCTCATCGCTAAAGAATGCCTTGGCTCGTATAAGCGTAGTAGTTATTTCAGATAGCTCTACCATTACACAAGGAGGTCTAAGTAGGTGTTTGCGTTGTCGATGTTCTGTTGGTAGGATACCTGTTTCCCTGCTAAAAATCTGTCGCTCATGTAGCCGTTTATAAACAAGGATATGTTAGACAGATGGCTATTGCTCTTTGTATTACAGCAATGACCGTTTAAGATAGCTTCGTTAAGCTTAGTTGCAGTAATGCGGTGCGTTGGGTACTCCCACGTTAAGGAATAAGAAGCGATTCCTGCCAGTGTTAGAGACGCTATTAGCAGATAATCTTTGGTCTTGGTAAACGTCCTTACATTGTCGGAGTCATTGACAAAATCAAGCGTAGCAAGAGTGTTTCCGTAAACATCCTTTACGACAATTTTATTCGTAGTGAAATTCGACTTTACATAACCCTGATCGTTCGATATATCGAAGCTTTGCTGCGTTACGGTAACCAGAGTGCCGTCAGCACTTTCAGTAAGGGAGAATTTAGGTACAAAACTTGCCATCTTTAATTTGTTCTTTATCAAAGATAACCTCTACATAAAGGCGGTTTTGGCGGTTTTAAGGGGTACGAAAAAGGGAGAAATTAATCTCCCTGTATATTATTCTTCTTCGGCTTTCAGCGTTAGGTCATATTCGCCTTTCCCTTTTTGGTAGTCTTTCAATATCTTATCCTTAGAATACGCATTGACTTCGCTCTTAAGTTTGTTTTTAGCAGTAATTGCCGCCGCCTCTTTCGACTCTCCTTTATCTATTGCTTTCTTAGTTACAGTAGCTAGGATTGTTTCGCCATGCTTGGCTATGAACTCTTTCTTATAAGCCTGACGCTCTCTGATTTGCTTTGGTGAAAGCTGATAGGTTTTAGACTCTCCGTCTTTTTCTACCTTGATGTAGATTAGTTTAGGGGATACGCCCGATACGGCTTCCTTAGCGGCTTCGGTGGCTTCTTTCTTTACCGCCCCTATTTCTTTCTCAAATTCCTGTACGGTCATTTGAGCATACTCGCTAAACCTAGATTTAAGGTTGCCTTTGATGTATTCTCCGTAAGCCTGTTTGTATGTCTTAAATTCGTCTTTCGTTGGCGTTCTTTTTTCAAAAGTTTCAGGGTCGAATACCTCTACGTCGTTTCTGTGTTTCTCAAAAAACGATACGTTCTTTTTGGCAAGTAGCATACGTAACTTCTCATCTTTATCCTTATCTAAAAACTCAGGCGTTCCGTAAGTGTTCATATTTACCCCAAAGAAACTTAGCGCAATCAAAAAAGATGACATTGTTTCGGGATGCTCTTTACGTAGCTCATCAATCCCTTGCGTCCATATTGGGGCTGTGGCTGCCCACATTTCACTTTCGGCGTCGAACATCTGTCCTTTTCTTTCGTCAAGTATTCGGTATCCTACCCCTGATAATGGCGAGAATTTATTTGTGCTGAATCGCATAAGCAAATCCCATCTATTCGGGCTGAATGCGTTCTCGCCTAGATTTATTGTCTTACTGGACGAGGCTGATTTGTAATTACCTGTGAACTCCCTTGCAAATAGTATCACATTCTGATTAAGCCCTCCGAATAGGTCGATTCTTGTATTTCCAATTCTAAGTTTCATGAAATCATTGCTCACTGGATTGAATACATCAGGGTTCTCATCTTCGTCGTTATCATCTCTGAAAGACTTTATCGCAAGCGTCAAGGTTGTTGCTACGGTAATAAATGTAGCCATCTTTAATGTTGCTCGTTTTGCTACAACAGGGCTCGTGTACCACATATGCCCCCAATATCCAGGATTCGTAAGCGATAGCGTTGCTGTTATCTTTCTCGGAGCAAAGAATACTACAGCTAATTCCTTAGCAACAGGCTCGGCGAATCTTAATCTGCCCCTGAATGTAATATTATTAGCCGCATTAGCCGCTATTTCATACTGTCTTGGGTCACTCTCGAACGTAATACCCTTAGCCTTAAGGTCGGCGGCAAACTGCTTAAACAACTGAACCCTGAGCGTATCGACAACGCCTGTATAAGCTCGCTCTGTGGCTCTGTAAGGATTGAATAATATAGCTCGTTCGTATAGTTTCCTATTTGTGTATTGAAGTGGGTAAAGCATCCCTTCCCATATTTTATTTATCACCGAACCGCTTAATTGGTAATCTTTTGAGCCTAGCTTTGTATTGGGGAACTGTAAAGCTAACCCCGATTGCTCCATGACAGAAAATAGCGGGTCTGCTTTTAATTTAGCTAAGAATGTCCTTTCGTAATTTTCCGAAGCCATGAATTTAAACCCTTCTTTTATCGCTTCGTAGGTTTTAACAGGATTAGTAGATAATGCGGCTACTATTCCCTGTACTCCTAGCGCACTAAAGTCTAAGCCAGCCTGCAAGGCGCGTTGAAGCCCTGATGTCCATTCTATACTACCGTCTTTAAACTTTTGCCATCCAGTTCTATTAGCCTGTTCATTCTCAAAATGAGCTTCATCATACTTGCCTCTTACTTCATGTGCTTTCGCCTCAAGTTCCGCTAGTTCTCCATCGGCGAGAACTGGGCTTGGTTTAGATTTAGGCGCGAAGTTCTTGGCATCTAATCTTTCATTCTTCTCTCTGATAAATTCTTTCAGATATTCTTTCCGTTTTTCACGTCTCTGATTTTCGTCTAATTCTGCTTCTGCCTGCGTTTTCGGTATTGTTTTTTCAAGGATATTTATTTGACGCTTTAATTCGCGCTCCTTCTCGCTTAATGCGCTATACTCTTTGCCGTCCTTGGTTTTCTTTTTCCCTATTTCTAAATCTTCAAGTTGGGAATATAGCCTGCCTAACCGTTTTGCTTCGTTGATTTTCTGTTGAAGTGCGTCGGCGGTGCGGTTTACTGTCTTACCGTATTTTGTTATAGCATCACGAACCTGCCTTGGTGTAATATCAGGCAAATCCTTTTGAACTTCTGCTTGTACAGCTTCGGTTAAACCGTTAATATCAGTTACTCCTTGCTCTACAAGGTCACGGATGAAGTTAGAGGGTATAACTAGCTCGCCTTCTTCCACGAACGGTTTCTCAACCACTCCATCTAAATCAACTTTGCCTTTCCCGCCGATTCGCTCATAAAGCTCAGGTAGCTTCATTTTGGATTCGACGCCAACGGTTTTAAGCATTTCCTTCGCCCACACCTTAAAGTCACCTTTCGATTCCTTAAGGTTTAATCGAGCATACTCTATAAAGTCTGCTTCAAACCAAATGGTAGCTACACGGGAAATGTCGTTAAACACCCTGTATTTCTTCGCTAACTCTCTTTTACGGGCTTGCTCCTGTGGGGTAAGCACCGATTTCTTGGTCTTGGCACTTCTTGCAATATCTTCCGCAATATCCTTTACTGCCTGCTCTTCCTCGGCTTTAATAAAGCGTTGTTCGGCTTCTGCGATTTCTTCTTTTAGTCGGGTGAGTTCTTTGTCGTACTCTTTGAATTTAGCCTCTATTTCGGGAGAAATATAGCCCTTGTTAACTTTCTTGTACTGCTCGATCTGTGAAACGAGGTTGTAGTCTTTGTCAAGTAAGCCACGACGCAATCTAAAGGCTAGAGACTGTTGCTGTGCAGTAATAACAGCCATCACATCGTAAGCGGTTATATCGTCCTCTAGCTTGGATATTTCTACGTCTGCGCTTGCCGTTGGTTCGCCTTTCGCAAATTGAGAATTTCTTTCTTTTAATAAATCCCTACGCTTATTATCAAGGGTTGCTTTGTAATAGATAAGCGCAACGACCTCTTTAGGCTGTAACGCCCTTCTGTTGCCTTTTACTTTCTTGCCTATGCCGACAATCTCGTCAACTATTCCTTTGGGATTTATCTCGCCTGTCTCGACAATCTTCTGCCCTAACTCGTGCATCTCCTTGTCTTTGATTTTGTCAAGGTTTACACTGGCAATAATATCGTCGGAAACTAAACCTTTCTTGATACCTGATACATTTTCATTTGCTTCTTTCTTAGCTTCGGATTCTTGCTCTGATTTTGCTAGTTCCTCGTATTCTTTTTCAATATGGGAAGTGAATTGCTTATCAAACTCTCCCTTATCCTCTAATCCTTTATACCAATCAGTTTTACGAACATAAGCTAACCCTGCTTCTATTGCATCAGCTAATTTAGCCCCCGTACGAAGAGTTTCCGCGATAACGGTTAATGATCCGTCCCATGCAAGATCGAAGCCTGACGAGGCTTTAAATCCCTTTAGTTTGGATATTTTACCTTGTTCTATTTTATCGGCAAGGGAACGTAGGGGATCTCCTGCTTTTGGATTCGATTGTGCAAATTTTGCACTTACTGCGACCTTAGTTTCTACTTCGGCAATAACGCCCGATTGTTGCCGATCGGCAGAAGAAGCACCTTCGCTTTCTAAAAGCGCACTGGATACTTCCTTGTTGGCTGTTTTTAATTCATTTATTTTATCTAATAGTGTCGATAGTTTAGCACCGGGGCCACCATTAGCTTTATAAAATTCTACTTCTTTATCTTCATCATCAAAAAGCCGTGAAAGTTCCTTTTCAGCTTCAATATAGGAGTCAGACTCTGAATGATCTGATTCATCATCCAATTGTTGTACAGATTCTTTACGGGCTATAGTGTCTTTATCTTTCCCTTTAACTTCATTATAAAAATCAGCAAAAGCCTCTGACTTTAACTTGTCATTATTAGGATCATATTTTTTACGGAAAGCGTCGGCTACTTCTTTAGGAACGTCAGCTATGTTCTCAACTTTTTTTAGTGCATCCTTAAAGTTCTTGGAATCATTTACGGCGTCAATAAAAGGTTGGAATGTTTCTATCGAGATTTTAGGTGCATCTAATTGTGATTGCTCAGAGGCGGGTGCAATCTGTTCTGTTTGCACTTCTTCTGAATTTATATTTTGCTGGTAATCAAAAACATCCTTGGGTATCTCGCGCTTATTTTTACCATCAACGGTCATGTAATATTTTACCGTTTCGCCGTCAGGCATAAGACTATTCTTGTCTTTATATACAGGCTTCTTCTCTTCAAAAAACTTGTAATCCTTGCTCCATTTATTATCATCAATAAATTGCTTCCAAGATAAAGTTTCGCTGTTCTCCCAATTCGACGGCTCTTTATACATTCCTCGGATATTGAGGGAGCTTTGTTTTATTGGCTCAGTAAGGGCTTTAGGTAAGGCATCCTCATTATCCCCTTCGGGTATAGCATTAACCAATTCATCTTTTATACCCGATTTGGTAGAATTTGGCTCAATAGCTTCTACTTGCTTGTTTAACTCTGCTATCTTATTCTCTGCATCGGCAACCGTTTCTTTTGATACACTAGGGTCTTTAGCAACTACTTCCAACTTATCAATCGAGGCTGTGATTTTATCAACCTCTTGCTTTTGTTGGGGAGAAAGGTTTTCATCCTTGTGGGTATCTTCCTCTATAGCTGTGGCGATATTAGATACGCTCTGCTGTAAGTTCTCTGCAATAACAGCTTTAGCTTCGGGACTAACATTTGTGTTGTTTAAATCGGCTTGCAATCGCTCTACGGTGGCGGCGTTTTCAGTTACGGCTTGTTTGGCTTTAGGGCTTACTGCTAATCTTGATAACTTACCAACGCCTCCTGCGGCTCCTGAACCTACCACGCCCATTACATAAGCCTCTAGTCCTTTCTTAGAGAACATAACCTCAAGGGCTTTCTCAGTCACCTTTAGTTCGTCCGTTCCTTTCCCTAGTTCTGTATTGGCCGTTTCAAGTCCTGCCTGCACCCACTCTGTAACACCCTCCTTGTTTACCTCGAACATAAAACTAGCAACTTTTTTCATGGCAGTGCCTTTCAGCTTACCCATCATTAAGTTACTAGCTCCTTTTAATCCAATCCCCTCAAGCACACCACCTAATGTTCCTATTGCGGCAGGTATCCCTAATTCAGCATCACCTTTCTTGTATAACTCTTCTACAGATATTCCTTTGGATTTAGCTTTTTCAGAGTTAAACTTTACTATGGCATCTCCAACCGTTTCAGTATAAAGACCTGCTCCTCCTGTGAGTACAGATGGGATAGCTGTACTAACAAGCGAACCCATTGCATCAACAACGCCTGCGGCAAGTCCTGGAATATTAAAATTCCTTGCGTTGTCTACAATTCCTTGTGTTGGTTTGATTTGCTTCTCTAACTCAGCTAATTTATGATAAGCCTCGTTGCGAACATCTTCTATTTCTCTGTCGCTTTGTAAGGAAAATCCACCGTTTGCGTCATATTCTATTCGAGGGAGTCTAAATAAACCCGCCGTAGCTTCTTTACCTAGAATACTACCTAATATATCCGCTGAACCTGTGTTTAGGTGAGGTATAAAACCTTTTAGCTTTGTACCAATGTTAGATAAGGTATTGCCTGTACTTTCAAGGAAGCCTTGTTCTTCTTGAGGTTTTGCTACCTGTTTAGTTACAGGGGCTTTATACCCCTTATTTTTCTCTATAAATTCTTTTTGCTTTTCTGGGGAAAGAACAGTCGGAGCCAGTGGCTTAGTCTGCGTACTTTGAGGGAAACCTTGGTCGCCAATTCCACCAAAAACGGAGTTCCCTGATCCACTCTTTCCAGCGTCGGACTGGACTTTTTTTTTCACCCCTAAGTCAACCCTATCTGAATATATAGGGTGTTTAGCTAGAAACTTTTCTACAAGTAAGCTATTGTCTCTATCCTCGTACGCAGGGTACTTTGCTTTTATCTTTTCAGCAAATTGGTCTACCGTTAGTTTATCTTTTGGCATACCCAAATATACCTAAGATACAAAGGCGATATTAGGGGTTTACGGCTTTAGCATTACAGATTGTAATTGAACCCTAATGGAAAAGGAGCTTCATCTAACCTTAGTAGAACTTTTGTTGTCTGCCAATCTATATCATAACCCGGATGTTCAACTACCTTATAATAGGTTGTTGTGATTTTTAAAACTTCCCCTTTTATTGGCAATCTGTTGAAATTTGAAACGAACCGCTCTATTATGTCACTCACATCGTTCATATTGAACCCATGCTCGGCTTCTTCATATCTAACTTTATCTTCGATAGCCGTTATCCTTTCGCCAAGGCTAATAGGGTATGCTACGCACATCGTTATTCGTTTGTTATTTAGATATAATGGGAATGTTGAATTGGTTGTTTCTTCTGTGATTGCGCTCATCTCTTAAGTTATTATTATACTACGAAAATATACAATTTAACTAAAAAACCCTACATCGCTGATAGGGTTTTACTGGCTGTATCGAAAAAGAACGGTGTGTGCGACTTGAAAATTATTCTATGTAATTATTGTTTTACGCTATGCATTTTGTCTCCGAGAAAATATCTAGGAATTTTGTTTTGCCAAAAGTATACCACTTGGCAGCACCTTCGAATTTACATTTAAACAAACCTCTATCTCGCTTTAATGAGAGGTATGCTTTTTTCCTGCCGTTAATAACAAATACAATGTTTTCTGTTGCCGTTAGCGCAAATTCGATATTGTTATCAATTAAAACATCTATTGTGCCATCAACGTTCCTATCTCGCGCTTCCTTTACCGAAGCCTTATAGCAGTCGCAAAAATCCTTATACCAATACTCGCAGCAATGTTTCTCAGGGTTGTATTTTTCTATTTCTCCCATGACTTCGTGGTTATTATACAACAAAGATAAAAACATTGTATATAAGTTGTACAATATATTTACAAATTGTTATAAAATAAAAAAAGGATTCAAATTAATGAACCCCTTTTGCCGGCTGTGCTGTCTCGACAATAGCACAGCTCTAATATATAAAAAACTACTTCTTTAAACGACTTTCTACGACCTTGCTCGCTCGATTTACCACTGGGCTTTCTTGGATTTTCCGATACATCTCTTCTTTCCTTCGATTGAGATCTTCAAAGAAAGCCAATGCTTTAGTGTTGTTAGGTGAAATAACAATCTTCTTAATTGACATAGGTCAAATATAACACTTTTTTAAATTTTTCCATACTAGCCTACAATCCTAATTCCTCGGGGTCTCTAGGGTTAATAGCTTTTTTTTGTGATACTTTCGCTTTAGGTTGCTGCGCTTTAGGCTTAATCGAAGCAGGCTTAAATTTTCCCAATGCCTCTCTTACCTGCTTACTGTTCTTTACATTCTCGGGCAATCTATTGTAAGGAACAAAATAATCTTCCGCCTCGCCGAACTCACCTTTTGCGGGAATCTGAACGTGAATTATTGGCGTTTTTTGAACCGCATCGGGATTCTGCTTGGCGAAGTTAGGCTGTGATATAGTCCCCCAAAGTTCTTTCTTGGCTTTTGAATCACCTCTTATAATTGGGGCGTTACCAACACCTACTACTTCATAGTCATTTGACGAAGGCAACGTTTTCCCCGGCTTGCCTGTTTTCAAATCTATTGATACAGAACCTGCAAAGTTTTTCTTCGATAGCGAGATAGGCACGTATTCATCGAATCCTACCGTAGCCTTTCCGTTTGCGTAAGGGATATTCATCGGGGTTGAACTGCCGTTGCCACCTCCGCCTCCTGAGTCAAAGCCATTCGCTCTGTCCCAATTCTGTTTATTAATGTGATTCGTTAGCGTCTTGTCGTCCTTTTGGGTATACAAGTGCTTATCGGTTGTTTTAATCATTGACGATAACTGCCCGCTTGCTTCCTCGGTAAATGCATCAATGGCCTTGTCGATAGGGAGATCAGGGTATTTAGATTGAATGTATCGTCTAGTATCCTTTTCACTAGTCGCCTTGCCGATGATTATTTTCTTTAGCTTATCCGCATTAATTTTCTCGGTATCCTGCCTGTCAAAGCTTACACCATCCCCATATCTGCTTTGTTTCACCTGTCCTGTAACGCTTTCAGTTACCATAGGAGCTATGCCTTTGATAAAAGCTATCTCGTCTAGTTTTGGCCTCCACATCGTTTGAGACATCCTTTCCTCTAGCTCTTTTCTCCTTGGGTCGGTACTTGGCAGGGAGCGATATGTATTAAAATCATTGTGGAACTCTTCTGATAGGTCGTCGTGCTTAGTGAGGCGTATCTTGTAAAGCTCTGCGTCCTTTTGAAGCTCCTGTTTGCTATTATAAACTGAATTAAGCAGGTTCATTTTCTTTGCGCTATAATCAGCCTTTAAGCGAATACGCTCGTTCCTGTCTTTGGTGGAGTCGATTACAGCTAATGACTTTCTTATATCATCGTACTGCTTGGTAAGGTCGGGAATATCCTCTTGCTTTGCTCCATCTAAATTGACTTTAGAGAAGTCGTTACTTAACTCCTCTAACTGCTTTTGCTTTTGCTTCCTTTCAGCGAAGTCCTGCTGTCTTAATTGTTCTAAGCCTGCGTTACCTTGCCATACGTATGCGCCGCCCGAACCTGTTTTGTACAAATTATTCCAATTCATATTAAGCGTTCATTTCGTTAGGATTGCCTCTATTCCAAAGCAAGCCCGATTGTTTACCGTACTGATATCCTCCCTGCAATCCTTTAGGTATACCGCTCCCGCCCATCCCTCCTGTTGCTACCATTGCGCCTAGTTGTGAAGCGTCGTTGAATGCGCTCATCATGTTCTGATTGGCGGCTCCTCTTGATGCCTCCGATTTTGCGGTCAGCATCAAGAATTTTTCGCGTTTATTCCAGTTCCAAACCCTATTCTGCTCTTGGGCTAATGCTTGATTTTGCCCGATAGAAAAGCGTTGGTTGTTAGCCCTTGTAGCGGCATCCTGTGCATCTAAATTCAATGTAGCGTCATTGCTTCCACGTAAGATAGATGCTAATCCGCCCCGCCTTGCACCCGCCCTGCCAAACATTGTTAGTACCCCTGCCTGATTCCGATTGATGTTATTCAGCGCATTGTTATACTGTTGCTGTGGCATTCCTGTTCTTGCCATATTCTCGGCAATAGCTGCGTTCTTGGCAAATAATGGATTTGCGTTTTCCTCTACAAAGGGATTGGCCTTTTCAAGACGCTTTGCTTTACCGCTTTGAACAATACTTGATATTCCTTTAGAGACAATTCCTGCTCCTGCTACGCCAATTGCGACATAAGACATATTAATCCTCCTTTTCTTGATTAAGTAACTTTAAAGCCCCTTCCAAAAGCTCATTGCTTATTTCTCTCGGTTCTATAATATCCGATTCTATTCTATCTACCATTTTTTGTTCATCTTCTATATCGGAGGTAAGGTAATCTAAGGGGTGAAACGTAGTCCATATCGTTTCCTCGCATACGTAAAGCATTCTTCGTGTTCCTGCTTCGGTAATTCCTGAATACGGGGCCTCAATTCTGATACAGCTTCCATCTTGAATATTATAGACATCAACTACGCCTTTTGAAACAATAAACTGATGCTGTGTTTTATGAACCTTGCTGATTATTAAGGTGTCGGCAGGCATAGTGATTTCACGCGAATACAAGCCCTGTGTGAACCTGTGATTTAACGGGCAGTCTATTTGAGGCTCATTAGCCATCGCTCCCTGTAGAACGTCTAAAATAGCGTTATCCTCGTCTTTGATTCGCTGAACCTCATCCATACCCAAATTTAACTATAAGAACGGTTCGATTTTACCTCAACCATGAACAGTTTGAGAACTGAATTTTCGGTAGTGATGAGTTCAATTACAGCGTAGTGCCCTTTCAAAAGGCTTCCGTTGTTAATATCCTCATTCTTGTCTCTTAAGAACCCTGCCTGATAATTCCCCTCTCTGTCATATACCTGAACAGCCGTTATACCATCGTTTAAGGTATGTTGCAGGAAATCCGCTTCTACTAAGTCCGACACTTGTCCGAGGCTTGTAGTGATACCATCGGTAGTAGTTATCAGCAGGGTATTTGCCTTATATTCTATTGCATCAAAGGTCTTTGTTTCCGCAGGAAGGATATTGGCTACAAATTTAATGATTGTCTTGTACTGCGCCCCAAAGAAGTTATTCCTGCTTTCGCTTTCGGGGTCGTTTACGTAACTATTCCCCTGCTTAAACATATATGTTTTTGTGAACATACTAAAAGCAACATCAGGGTTAAACGTTCTAAAATCCGTCCACTTGTTTGTCTTTTCAGATAAGGCTATTGCCCCTTTTTTCTTTAGGCTTGTATCTACGGAAACCTCTCTTATCGTAAAGGATTCCATTTCAAGGTTAGCGGTAGAATAAAATTTAAATTTCGGGTTCGTTCCCGTTGCGGTTAACGTTTCTTTTTTATTCCCTGTAGTAGTTATGGTTGCACCCGTCGTATTCCCTGCGTATGCTCTTAACAGCCCTCCCGAGATCGAATTAAGGTTATAACTGAACTCATATACCTTTCCTGATTCCAAGGGGTAGTCATTCAGATAAGCATCACCAAAATTACACACTTCATGGGTTAGCTTAGTTCCGATAAACGCCCATCCTGTACTCTTTCCTTGTTGAAGCAGGTTTATTTGTATCGGGGTACTTTGCAGGGTCGTAAATGCCATTATGATAATTCTATGTTTAATGCAGTTGTTTTGGGAACTAAATTATAATAGTAAAAACCACCAAACACATTGTCAACAGTTTCATCAACTCCATTTATTGTCAAAATAACAGATGAAATCAACGGGTTATTTGTGTTTGAGGATAGTATTATTGTAAAAGTTCCTCCCGGTAATGTAGGATATATTTCCTCTGTATCAGTACCCGATGCTTCAATCTGTGTATCATATAATATTTGAGATGTAGAGGAGTCTAGTACTTGTAACCTTATAGCAATAGAACTTACATTATCAACCGTTGCATTGAAAAGATCGCCAGGAGGCGTAACCTCCATTCTAGTTGTCACGCTAAATGTATCGCTCTTATTCCCTATTGTGAGTGTGGTATTTACCGTTGTTTCATAGGAAGCAGAACTTGTCTGCCTTACTTTCACAAAGTCGCCATTATTAGCATACCCTGATACATTTGTCCAAGACTGCGCTACGCCATTACGTGTGATTTGGTATTCCCCGCCTCCGCTAATACTTATAGGAGTTGGAATATTATTTCCGTCTACAAGAACAGAAGAAGAGTAATAAACGGTTGATATTTCTCTGTTGTATAAATCTGCTATTATGAAATCGAATACGTTTGTAACGCCTGCTTGGATAACAATACAAGCCTTTTTCGTAACCTGTGTCCCGCCATTCAAAAAAGAGAACGTAAAGCTATCATTCCCTGTTTCTCCGATATTAGGGGTATAGGTGGCAATGCCTGTAGTTGTGTTAATACTTAACCCGCCTTTTGTTGGGCCAACCGCTACTGATAGATTTGCGGGAATAACCGTATAGGTGTCTTGAATAGACCAATTATCCGAACTGAAAGCAAAGCTTGTTAAAATATCTCCCCGAGTTTCGATAGCGATAACGTACTCATTGTTAAAGTCGTCAAACCACCCGATAACCTTTTTGCCAGACTTCTTTGCTTCTTGAAGTGTTCTCTTGAAGTATTTACTCATCTTACCAGATATGGGCCTTACGCCGTCATATCCGTCCCGTACAGGCTCTGAATTATTAAAGTCGATAAAGTATATGGTTCCGTTTCTTGATTCGGCATACGACTCCTTAGCCCCGCCCATGCCGTATGAGCCTGATTGCAGGTATCGGGTTTGCCCTAGTATCTTATCTGAAATAGCGATTTGCTGTTGCCCTGCCTGATCTTCGATAATCGAACCGAAAATCTGTGCGTGACCTATTTTTAGCGATTGCAGAATAACCAGATAATTATCCCTTTGGCGCATCTTTTCAATAGCCCCGTAGTTTGATGCTGTTTCTCCGTCGCCATCTCCATAACTTCTTTCGGCGAAAAACCGAGTGATGCCGTTAATTTCGCTTCCTAGCCTAAAGGTGTCTGAATATAAAATAGTTGCTTTCCTATTCTCTCTCTCGTTTACATCGTAATAAGATCGGGGTCTGCCGAACGAACAAAAGTTGCTGATATAAAAATCACTAAAGTTAAAATCCTCTACAGTATAGGTAGTCAAGGTATTTGTTATCGGATGTTCGTACTGCCTTGTTTTAAAGTACACATCGCCGTCGGTTATAATTCCTGATGTTTTAGAGTACTGCCCGTTTGCAATGCTAATCTGCTCCCCTATCTCATAAAATACCGTTGGTGTAATTGATGCTTTCCCGTCGCTGTTTTCTACAGCCCTAAGCTTGGGAGAAAATATCTCAAGCATTATTGACTTTCCTGTAGCTTCCGTTACGTTAAGGTCTGATGGTTTTCTGATTTTAAGAAGATAGTTTGTTGTTGGTGAAGGGGTTGTAATTGCTTCAATCTCAAAACCTAGCACCTCGACTTCTATTGACGGGTTAATTAACCATTGCGTGGTTGAACCTTCGTAATAATGCAGTGTAGCCCTGTCGCCTTTTGAATAATCATATTCCAAAATAGAGGCTTCGTTACCCTTATTATATTCTTTTAACGAGTTGATGTTAATCGTTAAATAATTTGTGGTACTGGTTGCAATCTTACCAACGACAAAAAGGTTTTTCTGATGGGTATTATTTGGCGATAACAGCCATTGTGCAGATACCGCACCATCGGGAGCTTTAGTATTATTAAACGTCCAGTTTATAGCGGAGGATTGCCCTCTTAGCTGTGCGAAGGATTGAGTTTTAACAATATAGCTGTCGTCACTCACAATCGGGAATGGTCTGCCCCACGCATCGTAATGGGCTAAGGCTAATTGATAGGACGAATTGGATTTAAGGGCTGAAACTGACTTAAACGCTCCTGTAGAGGCGTTAGCTAAATCAATATTTAAATTATAGATATGCTCTATCCCGTTGTTTGGCGTTTCTGACCTTCGCCTCCCTGACAAGTACAGTCTCACACCCCCGTTTTCACTTGTAACGGTGGTGGGCCATGCTAAAGTCGATGCAAGGGTTTGTATGGTCGATAGCAGATTATCTTCCGTACCCGCCTGTACAGTATAACTAACTATTCTGTCGGTATAAATCTCGTTTTCAAGATTAGACGTTATGATATTAATTATGTCGTTTGTCTTAGGCAGTCCCTTAAAATCAATATAAACTCTAAAAAATCCAGTAACTGCCGACCCTGATACAAACTCTTCATAAGTAGCCGACAAAACATTTGCTGTACTTGGTATCTCTGAGGTTACATTTGGGGAATAAGAAGAAACTCCTAGCGTTACGTCGGGGGTTGGTCGGTCGTACCCTGTTGTCACATCAGCTAGTGCAAGGACGTTGCCGTTTAAAACTTCTATTGCCCCTGCCGTTAGTGGAACATTATCTGCAAGTAAATCCGATTCTAAAACGTCGCCATTGACATATAAACCATCATTGTAAAAAGTAAACGAGTATAGCCCCGTAGCAGGGTCGTAGGCTTCATAAATCTGATTACTCAAATTTACAGAAGTATTTGCAAGGGCGAGAATATCTGCTCTTTTCTTGTCTTTGATTATAAACCAATCATAAGTTCCATACCTTGCCTCTACAATAACCCGTTCAACCCTACTTGATCCTATGCCTGTTTTTACCGTTTGGTTATTGTTGCTTGATACGTCCGTCCCTACCGATGGCGTTCCCTCACTTTGCGGTATTACTCTCTTTGATATGGTCGATAAAGCAGATTGCTCGTTACCTATGTAAACTAGCTTTGTTCTGTATTGAAACAACTTCCCTGCCATTAGGTTAACCGCCCTGCTTGCATCGTTTGCATAAACAGCCGTTGGCGGAACCAATAACTGAGCCTTTATCAAAAGAAAGTCCTCTTGTGTAAGCACACCGTATTCGCCCTTTCTAAGCTTCTCTAAGTCAACATAACATGGCGGAATACAAGTATTGCCGAAGACTAGATACTGTCCTCCTATGAGCTTAATATCGTTTATATAACACTCGGGGTCTAATGGTAGAATATCTATTCCCCCGCTGTTGGTTTTATTGGTAAATAGCACCGTTTCAACATCGGTGTCAAAATCGATTTCCGTTATTTGATGAAAGCCATGTGAATTGTAAATAAAACCAATCCCTTTACGGATAGTCTCGAATTTTTCACCTCCTATGGCTTTGTTTAATCCAGGTTCGCGGGTAACGCTTATTGGCGTGGTTGATTCAATATTAGTCACCACCCCCACTTCCCCTTCGGTAGTGCCTGTAATACGGGCGTTATATGCCTCTAGGTAATCGTTTTTAGCAACTAGTTCAGGTGAACTATCGCTATCCATGCCACCGCCTGCAAAGGTTTTCTTATCGCTAATTTGCATTGAATACGCTTAAATTATTGGTTGTAGTTCGTTGCCAGCTTTTATACATTTGATCGAGGCTGAAAGGCTTAACCGCCCGTCTTGCGTTCCTTAAAGAATTGAAATAGATACGCTCATTCTCGCGCTTCGTGCCGTCGCCTGTCTTTCTATCGCCTCTTGAGTCCTGCCATATAATCCAGTTGATTAAAGCCTCTTCAAATAGCGGGTGAACGATATAATCTCCGTCCTGCGTTGCTTGAGGGAGGTACTCGCACATTACTTCGCTTTCGGCAAAGGCAGAAGAAAGCCTGATGCTTGTTTCCCTGTCCTTGCAATAAGAATATTGACTGAGAAGGCTTTCGTTTTCTTCTAGTATAACCTTGTGCCCGCCAACCTCTACAAACAGGCTTAAGATATTCAGCGAGTCGCAAGGGATACATAGTGTATTATCTGCCTGTACTTCAAGCGGAACAGTGACGGGCTTTCCGCAAGAATGTAAATGAAGTTCTTTCCTGCCACGTATGGCTAGTTGCGTTAATCTGTAATGCGCAGAATCAGGCAACCGATATTGAAGTAGATATTGGTCAACAACATCGCCGAGATATATTAAATTGCTTTCCATTATGCTTGCGCCTCCTTAATTTCTTGCCCGTCGTTCTTTATATCCTGCGGCATCATTAAACTCTTCTTTAACTCGGCTACGATATTTGTCTTTGCCGTAGCAATCATTCCCTGTGGCATGTTTAAATCAGAAGTTAACCCACCATCTGCTGTTGCTATATCAAGATTTATGGCTGGCAATTCCAATAGAGGGAACATGTTTTTATTGATGTAGCCGTAAAGTTTATTTCCAACTATCCACATATAAATGTTTTTTACAGGGTTTCGCCTAGACGACGATTTCATCCTAGCAACCTCGTGCCTCTCAATCATTTTTATTAGTGAAGGATCGGAATTTACATTGGCCGGAGTTATCGTAATCGAGCGTTGGCTTGGCAACCCTACAGGCATTGATGGAAGCGTTGCTACTTTGTCCCCCGAGGCGGAATCATCAGAAAGAGCAACGTTGTTAAAGCGAACATAGAAAGTATCATCGGCGTAAGTTATTCCCTCTAAATTGGTTTTTTCGTAAGCGTTGACTAAAGCGAAGTTGGCGATAGTGTCATTTAGCTTAGTCAGGACAAACCGCTCGGTTATTCGGGCATCCGAAGGGGGCATACCACCGTATACCTCGTATAAAACCTCCTGACAAAATTCTTTTTTTGTTTTTACAGACATACCTTAGTGTGCTTTTTGTTCTTCCTGCAATGCGTATTGTTTCAATTCACCGTCACGTAAGCTAATGCCCATATACCCTAATATTTTGGCTACTAGAGTCATTTTAAAGCCCTCGGCCCACTCGAAGTTGACTGTACCTGTTGCATTATATACGGGAGTTCTACCCCCGCTTAGTGTATAATTCCACTTTACACTAACAGGTTTTTTCAGATACGTTAACTTCATTGCCGTTAAGCTTGTCGGGTATACCTGCAAGTACAATCCCGCGTCGGCATAAATCGGGTAATCGACTGTTGGGGCATCAATAGAACTATCCAAATAAGCAGGGATAAGATTCATTGGCTTCCAATCGGCTAGTTTTGTACCGACAATTACGGTATCAATAAACTCTACGTCCGTCGGTAGCGTAAAAACTCCCGCTGAACCCGTGATTGAATAGTTTGGTACTAAGAAAGGGGCAAGGTCGCGGTCGATGATTTTATTCATTCCAGGTGTTACCCTTGGCGTTGCCTTTCCTTGCTGATAAAGGGTCTTAATAGGGGTTATCTTTTCCCGGTGCAGATCAACGTTGGCAAGTTGAGCAAGCCTTGTAAATTCCTCGGGAGATACCACCGTATGCTGTTGCTTTTGACACATCGCATACACTATTTTTTTAACCTCGTCTATCAGTATCATAACCTAAAAATACCCAATAAACTAAGGTGCTTTTAACGAAAAACCCCCACTATCTCTCGACGGCGGGGGCAAGGCACTGATTATGGAAAGGGTCTTTAAACCTTCTTAGAATACACCTCCCAAAATTTCTTTCCCTCTGCCGAGGTGAATGTCCATTCTGCTAGTTCTCCTGCGGTCTTGTCCTGATTTTTGGTGTTTCTAACTTCACATACGGGTACGCCTGTATCTGTCCATACTACACTGTTCTGATCTGCCTTTAACGTTAATATTCCCTTTTCAAAGCCCTTCATGATTGCGTACTGCTTGTCGAATTTAGGGTTGCTAAGATTGTCGAGTACCAGTTTTGCGTTCTTTGCCGCTACTGATACATCTGAATCATTGAAGAAATCACGAAGCCTGTTGCGTAATGCCAAGTCATCGGTTTCAATAATATTGAAGATAATTCTTGCCAGTGGGCGAAGTTCATCCGCATCTCTCTCAGCAAGTTTTTGTCTTACTTTATCAATGGTGTCGTAATCTTCGTTTTTCTTTTTCTCTAGCAATGTTTTATCGCGAAGCTTAAATAGTGGTTCGCGCTGATTTAAACGTCTTGGGTTGTCCTCGTTGTCGTCGTGGCGTATCAGGTAGTGAAGTTTATTAACGTCCGTTCCTTCTACGGCTAATTCATTGTTGTGAAACCCGATAAACGGCGGGTCTAATGCTAATAGCGAGGCATCCATTTCGTCAACGAAAATTGTGTCTGCTACGGGGATGTATTTAATCTCGCGTATACGGTTAAGTTCTACGTCGAAGATTTTGTTACTGCTCCCTACAACCACGTTGCGGCTTGCTTCTGATTTCTTTACCAGTTCAAAAACATAGCTTGCTGACGGGTCAATTTCTAATTCCATACTCGTTTTCTTTTTTACTTCTTTGATCGCTACAGTTGCTTCGGGTTGAACTTGTGGTTGATTTGCCAATGCCTCCCTTGCCTCGCGTTCTCTTTTCTCCCTATTGTACTTTACAAGTGGGTTTTCTTTTTTTTCTATTGTTTCCGTTTCCATTGTCCTTTATTTAATAAAAAAGGGAGAGACACGCCCTCCCTTTAAATTGGTTTCTACTAAGAGAAGTTTGGTTGTAACCACATATAACCGTTCAATCCGAAAGGATCAATACCTTTTCTTGTTACGTGTGATATTACCAAATGCTCTATATCGTCCGTTGATGGTTTTGCTAAACCTCCTGTTTGACGGATTTTGATTGGAGCGTCTGTCTCTTTTTCACCTTGCCATCTTACGCGGAAACGTGGTACGTTTGTGCCATCAGGCTGTACTCCAAATCCTCTAGGAATCATCAAGCAAGCGTTGTTGTAGTAGCCTGTATTAACGGCTGCTCCTGCGATTGCTGCTGAACTAAAGTGTTTGTAAGTGGTGAAGTTAAACTTAATGTCATTTACAGAATATGCGCTGTAGTTGTCATTAATCTTCATTGGCCCTTCTTCGTAAGCTTTACCCCAAACGATACCGCCACCTGCGCCATAAGTAGAGCGTAAGAACGCTTCAAACTTCAAGCGGAAGTTGATATTCATTAAGGCATCATACTCCCATGAGTAACCTTCTGCGTCGATTAAACGGGCAAGGTTATCAAAGAACGCCTGATTGATAGCTGTAGAAGATGTATCTACCTGACCGAACTCTTTCACTAGAGGGATTAACGCTCTGTGATTGTCTTCAACACCTGCTACGCCCGTGATTTTGTCGATAAACATCAACAGTTGCTCTTGGTCGTATAAGAACTTCTCGCGTTCTGCCGCTTGTTGGCGGAATTTGTAGCTGTTCTCGAATCCTGGCATATCCACCTTCTCGAATAAATTCCAGTCAGTAAACTCTTGCGAAGATTTGATTGTAGCGCACTCGTTGTAAATCTTCTCGTCAATACGATAGATTCCCTGTTGGGTGCCTGATGCTTGGCCTACGATTGTCGGCTTGTAAATCAAAGCATGAGCCGATGTAATATTTACTGAACCGCCTAATGTTGCGTTCTTTAAACCTACAGTGTGAGCATTGGCAGTAGATGTGCTTTTCGCTACTACCTGATACAACTCACCGTTGGTATCATTCATGTAGTAGTGTCCGATTCCCGGAGGCGAAGTTGTACCGTTTGTTGCGTGGTAAGCACTTGTAATAGTTGCTGTACCTGTTGCGTTGGCTCCTGCTGTTACTGTAGCTGTAGCCTTGAACATCGGAATGCTCTTGCCTTTTTGAGTCCAGTGAAAGAACTTGTTGTTTGGAGTGTAAACTCCTGCACCCTGTGCCTCTCTTGTTACGATGTAATTCTCGCGTAGAAGATTCGGGTACTTTTCGATAAAATCAGGATAGGTCTTTTCATTCAAAAGACTCAAATCTGATAGTAATGTTCTCGTAGCCTGTGCTACCGAGATGTTTGATGGTTGTCCTGCCATTACTTAAAGGTTTTTAAGCGACTAGTACCGCATCAGCGAAACTTCGGGGGCTACCTCTCGATTGGTTTGTTGGGTTGACTGATTGTTCCTCAACGTGGAATTTTTCAAATCTTTTTCAATAAACTCTTCTCGGGCCTTAGCAATCCCTTCTTTCACTACTGCATCTCTAATCTGTTTACTAAATTTGATTTCAGCTAAGTGGCTTAAATACCCCGGTATGTTGAACTTACCATCTTCGGGAAAATACTCTTTTACCTCTTCTTGCGTAGGCGTGTACACCTTCGCGAAGTCCGCTAATTGTTTACGCTTATTTTCGTCAAGCTTAAATTCTGACTTGAAAGTAAACTCACTGTCATCCAGAACTATTTTAGGCTCGATTTCTATTGTTTCGATTTTTAATGAGGCAGAATCTATTTGATTAAACATTTCCTGCTGCTCTTTTTTAAATTGTACTTCCTGCTCGGCTAACTCTGCCTGTGTTGCCTGAAACTCTTTGTAAGATTTGTAGCCTTCGTCGGTATCAAGCGGGTTAGGCAGGCTTGGCAATTCAAAGGATTCCGCTTTTTCTTTAAAGAATCCATCCGCCTTGTAAAGAAGCTCTTTACGCTTGATTTCCTGCGATTTAAGCTCCTTTTTCTGATCTTCGGTAAGTAGTTCCGCAACGTACTCTTCCGCCCCTATACCGAACTCCGAAGCCGCTTTAAAGGCTATGTCATCTTCATCAAGCATTGGGTTTAACTCCTTTAGGTATGCCAGTACCTTTTGATCGGAGGAGTAAGATTCGTACTCAAACTTTTGGCGCAATGCCTCGTATGCTTCCTTTTCTTTTCCCTCGCGGATTGTTTCGTAAAGCCAACGGTCTTTTTCTGATTTAAATTCAGGAACGAAGGGCGCTACAACCTCTGCTTTTTCTTCTACCTGCGCCGCTACTTCCTGTATCTCCTCGGTTGGTGTTTGTTCAACCACCTCAGATGCTGTTTCTTGAATTTCTGTGTTTTCTTCCTCAATTACCGCCTCTTGTTCTACTACAGGATTCTCCCGTAAATAAGCGGCTAACATTGAATCAACTTCCTTTTCCATGTATCAAATTTAGTTTGAATTATAAAGCGTTTTTGGCGTTTTAGGCTACCATTTGCTCACCTTCCATTCCCTCTTGTTCTGCCATATCCTGCTGTTCAGCCATGTGTTCTTCCATTGCTTCCTGCTCAGCTTTAGCTAGTTCCTCTTCGTCTAGTTCTTCGGTTTGCCTGTCAATGAGTTTCTGCACAAAAGCAGGTATCGCAAACCCCGTTTCCATGTTTTTAAGGAGGGCTTGACTTACCAAGTTTTGGTAAATAGTATCACGGCTTATCTTCCCCTTGGCGGCTTCTTTTGCGATTGCCATTTCATCGGACTTCTGCTGATTTTCTTGAGCCAGTTGCATTTGCTGTTGTGCCTGTTGCCCTTGAATTGCCTGTGCTTCCTGCGCCTGTTTTGCCTGCGCCTCCTGTGCTTGTTTGGCTCGTTGCTTAGTTACGAACGAAAGGTATTTAATCGCTTTCTTGACGTTGGTTTTGGCGTACTCCCGAATGATAAGGGAATCTTCCAACTGAATCAATCCTGCACCTAGCGACCGTTCGATATTCTGCTCTAATTGAGCCATTTCATTAGCAGGGCTACCTACCTTAATCATTACATCGTAATTACTATCGGTAATGTCCTTGCGCTTCTTAATAAAGTCAGCATTGGCTTTATTAAGAAGCTTCATGTACATACTATTGGCATCGGCTGATTTTAAGGTATCCCAAAGCCTTATCGCAATCCCTTTGACCGAATTGCCCATGATGGATATTAAACCTCCGTAGATGTGAGATGTGGCGGTATTAGAGGCTTTGATTTGATTGTTCATTACATTCATTCCCTGCCTCTCGCCTACGCCTATCCCATCTACTGCTTCGTTTACACTGATATAGGTTCTGATGTTGTTGAACTCGAAGTTGTAGATGTTAATATACTCCCCAAGGCTACTTCCCATGCTATAGGTCGCATCCTGCATAGGCGGGTTCTTATTCTCCCCGTCGATACCTTTGCTTGAGTAATACCTATCACCTGTTTGAAGTCTTATTTCGCGAAGCTTCATTGGATTTGTTTTACCAATGCCTTCGCCTAAATCAAGGTCTAGTACCGAATCAATATCCATCTGCACCCCATTTGGCGGGGTTGTAGCCATTAACTGCATGATTTTCAGTATGGCGATATCCATATTAATAATCGAGGATTCTAAGTAACCCATTGGGGACTTTGGCAACATCGTTCCGTCATTACTCAACATATAAATCGAGTAGCTGAACCGCACATCTTCTTTGTCCTCGTTGCTTCTTAGCAGGTTTTCCATTTCACCCCACTTGGGAAGTAAATCGGTTCCTACAATCCAGGCTCCCGAATAAATGGTTGGTATCGGGTAAGAGAACGGTTGCTTGTTAGGGTTGCTTGCTTTACCTTCTTTAAGGTCGAATATCTTACGACCGTTATTATCTTTCCCCTTTACTCCTGTGATGTATTTAGTGGCACGATATTCAAAGAACATAATATCAACTAAGTACCCATCATAAGGGCGGGAATTAACATTTACGTCCTCCCATGCGCTATTCCAATCTCCTAGATTAGACGGGTTGCCATTGCTGTTAATGTTGTTCTTGGCGGCTTTATATAACTCCTTTTCAGGGATATTAGGCCACATACAGCGAACATCGACAATGCTCATCCGTTCCATGTGACCGCAGTAAGGGACTTTTGCCGAGATGTTCAATCCTTCGGTTGTGCCGTAGAAAAGAAACTCGGATTTGATGCGCTTAAGGCGGATACGATTAACACCGTCGAAGTAATTTTGGGTTGCGGCAAGGGCGGTGTCTACCAAATCTCCTACCACTTCTTTTTTAATATCTTCCCAATCGTTATTGTACAGAACAAAGTTTATTCCCTCCTCCATGAGAAGTTCTTCACGCTCTTTGTCGTTCAATTCCAGCCACATATCAAGTTCTTCCTCGTTCTCTGGAACAAAGGCGTTTGGATCTTCAAACTCGACTCCCGTTTCCTGATTTATCGCCCCGATGAACTCCTTTTCCTTCATTCTAAAGGCGGCATCGTTCTTCTTATCTTCCTTGCGCTGTTTTATTTCAAGGGATAGACCTGTACAATCTACACGTTCTACCCGCTCCATTATGGAGTTAATAAGTATATCTCGAAAGTGAGGTGCTATTGGGCGTGGATGGTATTCTAATTTTATAAAGGCTTCGGCAGGGTTTATTCCCATTATCTCCCAATACCTTGCCATAGGCTGTTTCCCCGAGGCGAAAGCTCTGCTCGTCTTGAACATATCGTTTCGCTTCTGATAGTAGCCGTTGGTTCCATCAATAGTGGCAGCGAAGATTGATCGGGCTACAGAAATACCATAAGACCGTGAGTTCTTAATGTTGTTTGGTAAAATCGGGCTTGGGAACACCCCTTTTTCAAACTCTATTTTGTCTTCTGCCATTGTTTTTATTTCGTGTAATCAAATTTACCCACGAAAACAAGGCGGTTTTGGCGGATTAAGCACCTCCTAGCCGATACGTCTTGATGTATCTGATACCTGACTGCTTTGATTGGATTGGCTTGGTTTTTTCTTTTAATGCCATAAGGGAATATCCAAATGCCATGCCCGCATCATAGTCGGTACGTTCTTTAATGTTGAACTTGAGCATATCCCTTAAAATTCTAATGAAGTAGATTTTCTCCATGTTATTTAAGGCGTACTCTACCATTTCGGTAAGGTGTTCTTCCCGCGATTGCGTGTCTTGCGGGGCTATGCCGTATACTTCTGAGTCATCGGCACGTTTAGTAGTAACGAGGTAGCCGAATTTCTTTTTTTGGTCTATAGGGCTTGCTAAGCGCCTTGCTTCGTCCGTTGCGTAATCCTCCCAATCGGTAGGTGAACGCTCGGCAAGCATCCGTATTCCGTAGTATTCTAAACCCCAAAAGATTTGATTGTGAAACTCCTGTTTAGTTTTTGGCCTGCCGATAAACATTGCTACTGGCATCCCTGAATTGTGCGGGTTAAGCGCATTTCGCCGTTTAAATATCACACAGCAAGCATCCGAACCTTTATCAACCGTTTGCTTGGCGTTGGCGAATGTATCAAGCCCTGCCGCCCCGTACGAGGTGTTATCGGGGCATTTAATACTCCCCTTAAAGGCGAACTTATTTGCTTCTTCAAACGGCAGTAATTCAAGGATATGCCACATCCCTTCTGAATTATCTACAAATTCTACCTTTCCGCCATCGGGTTTCTTAAACAAGCCTCTACGCCCGTTTTCATCGCCTTTATGGGTAGCGTCGTTCCAAGGAGTTTTCCCTTTTGATTTTATAATTTCCTCTACCCGCTCGATTTGATTATTGAGGTCGATTGTATTGAAGTGGCAAAGATTATTGGCGGATTTAAATACCTCCTCGGGATTGTAAGGAACCATACGAACCTCCTCCATGTAATCTTCGGGGTCGTTCTCTTTATTTTTACGCTGTAAATCGCAGTATTCTTTTGAGCCGATAAAGGCGTTTAGGCATCGAGGGTCTTTCTTAAGCCATTCTGTTTGCTCGGGTGTTGGGGTTTCTACAACGGAGTTGCCGAATTTGTCCACGAACCATTCATAGCCCATGAATCCTGGAATAAAGAGGCGGTATAACTTCTTCTCGGTTTGCCCCATCGCATCCCGTTTCAACTGGCTTGAGCCGTCCCATACTGCTTTATAATTACTCCCGCCCTTATCTGCACTATTTACGGTGGTAATCAATAGAAGCCGCCCAACGTTCTTGCCTGCAACTATACTTTTTAAAGCTATTGGCAGGTAAGCATTTATGTCAACCTCTTCCCATTTACCGCAATTCATCGAGAGGGTAAAATCCTCTAAAATCAACCGCTTGTCATCGAGGTTTTCCGTTTTCAGTTGTATCCCCACGTACTTACCAACACCTTCGGGTATCACCTCTATTCTATTTCGCCTGTATTTAGCGGTTTGTTTATATGCCGGAAACTGCTTGCGGTTTAGTTTGGTTGGGATTATCGACAAATCACCACTTATTGATACGACATAGCTATCCGTATTATAGTTTGTGTTTTTAAATCTGGGAGTTGATGTCGAGAAGCCTAACGATCTGGCAAGAAAGCAGATTTGGCCTATTAAATCTTCTCTTGACATGCAGATATGTATAGAGTATTTTCTTTGATCGCAATGACCATCTGTATCTATAATTCCTGCAAGTAACTGTAGCCGATTCTCCCTTGAATTAAACAGGTATTCATCCGGTATAAACTTATTTTTATAAACCCCCAATCGCTTCAACTCATTCAAAAGAGGATTTGATTTACTAGTTCTAACGTGCCTAACGAAATAAATACATTTGGCCTTTTTTGAATTTAGTGGCTGGTAAATTGATGTATCGTAGCCTAGTTTAGTTGCGTATTCTTTCAGATAGTCTATTAATTCACGATCTTCCGGTTCGTTTACAACAAACCCGATATTGCTACCAATCCCATCCCCAATCCAAGCACCGAAAACATAAGGGTCAATTAGGTTATCTATTTCAGGAAAATCAATACCACTACTCCTTAGCCCAAATGTTGTCCGTTTCCTGTATTTGCCCAAGTTTATAAACTCCTCGGGGGTCATAGTCTTTATACCATCGTCAAAAATTGACTTTACATTACACCTTTGCTCTAAGTATAACTTATGCTTTGAAGAAACGATATAATCTTTCGAGTAAGGCTGTTTGATACGGTACATGTCGTCGATACCCGAAACGGTATTTTGAACTTCTATTAGCTTCCCACCTTCGACAACAACCTTATCGCCAATCTTAATATCCTTAATCGCCTTGAAAGTATAGCCCTCAACCATGATTTTAGTTTCAGGATCGAAACACTCGTCAACTAAAAGCATCCATAATCCATCGCCGTCAAAAACGTTACCCGAAGTGGCTCTCCATTCAATCTTATTATTTAGTCCATCTCTGGTGCTAGATGTTGCCCGATCTTTAGAAGCTCTCTCTGGCGGTTTAGTTATATGTAAAACTTTAGCAGGGGTATCGTTGCCGCTAATGCGAGGTTTTAAAAACGGCGGCAGGCTAGCGAAGGCATTAACAAGCATCAACTTGAAAATCTTCTCCGCATCTCCTCCCGTCTTTGAAACTATTCCCTGTTCGATATTGGCCTTTATCAATGCGAATTGAAGCATTATGCTTATACTCATTGTAGAGACTCCAATACGCCTTCCCTTCATTACGTTTCCGCCTCGACATCTGGGGTCGGAGAATACTATTTCCATAAATCGGAAGAATAAAAGCGAAGTATCCTTATATGTAGGGTACACCCCTTCCTTAGTAATTGCCCATTGATGGAAGAAGTAACAGAACGCATTAAAGAACGTAGGGACTCCGTTAATTAGAATCCATTCACCGTTCATAATACGGTCTATTTCAGCTTCATACCAATCCCACTGTTCAGGAATAGGGTCTACATACCAGACCTTTCCCTGCTTGGGATCATCGTTCCAATCCCAAGACAAATATTCTTCGTGGCGATACCATATTTGGTCTGTTTTTTTTAGATGAGAGCCGCGTATGTTTTTGATTTTCGGGATAGCAGGCGTAGTATAAATCAAGCCCTCGTAAATATCGAATGTCTGTACAGCCATTATTTGCCCCCGATTCTTTTCTTAATGATAGCCTCCATTGGGTTCTCGCCTATCTTTAATCCTGTTACGCTCTTGGTTGGCTCTTCTGACTGGCTTTCGGTTGTTTCCTCCTTTACCTCGGGTATCTTATCAAGCGCACTTACTACCTGCTGAAAGTTGTTGATGTGCTGAACTTCCTTAACCATTTTCAGGAATGTATCGACAAGCTTAGAAGAGAGTTCTACTTCTGTTCCATTGGGGTTCTTTTCCTCGGATGCGATGAGGTCAAGGTCTTTTGAGATTTTCCCTGCCATGTTATCTATTGAGCGGATAAGGAGTTTAACCTTAGCCCCCTGAAAGGATTGCAGTTCTTTTTCCAACGCCTCGATATATGCGTCTACGGTCTTGTCCTTGCTTCTAATTTGAGAATCTATCAACATAACTTTTCGCTTCGACGCTTAAACCTTTCTTGTTGTATATCTTGCTCATTTGATTGTCGCAAGCCTTTATAGCCCATTCAGGCAGATTAAAATCCCGCTGAATCTCTTCCCAATCACACCGAGGCAATGTCATTTCCAATCGACCTTCCGCCCACATTTTGATATGAAGGTTAACCGACTTCTTGGTTATCATAAGCTTTCGTAAAAGCTCGGGCGTATCGCAGTTGGTGAGTTTTCCTTGGCTATCCCAATCGAAGAAAGCTCGTTTAACATCTTTATCTCCAACAGCTACTAAATCAACCTGAGAACCGCAGAAATCTAATTTGTCGATATTGGATAGGTAGAACTCGTAGTCCTGATTGAATCGGATTGAATACTTCATGCCGTTTCTTTTAATACCGTTCCGTAAACACTATCATCGTCTAGCAAGCCCTGTACAGTGATAATTACGTTATCTCCGAACTTCTTACCGCCTGACTTTCTTCGAAGCACTGTATCGCCTGATTTGTAGTCTCTTACCCTGCTCCCTACGGCTAATACTTCGGCTTCGGTATCCCTGCATGTAATGAACATATCAAGGCTTACCTCATTCCCTTTTTTGGGTTCTCCCGCTACTAAAATCCTATCATTGGCGGGAATTATTTCACCGTCTACAATAGTTCCCATTACCTCTTTTTCTCTGATTCGGTAGTAGGCTTTTTTATCTATTTCGATCTCGTAAAGGGCGTGGGATTCCACAAAAACTACATCACCATCATTGAACTCCCCGTTGCCTCTTAAAAGCTTCGCTCTGTCTTTATGCTTGATTGTTCCCATGTAAATACCCGACTGTATCAGTTCTTCTTCTATCGGTTCACAAATCAGGTATTCGCCTAGCATATCAAATCCTAACTCATTGAATTTCAGGTAGATATCTTTAGGGTAACAGCGAAACAGTAGTTCTTTTTCGTGCTTTACGTGAGGCTGTAGCTGATGATCTTTGGTATCCTTGGCAATCTCTCCAAAGAACACCATGTGATGCACGTAGACCTTATCTCCGATGCTTAATTTAAGCGGGTTATCATCGGGTATTGCCATGATAAAACCGATCTGACAATTTCTCCTTAATAGGTTGTTTTCAAAGGTTTTAACGATATGGAGAGGTTCGGGTAGCCCTATATCATACTTCTCCTTGTGTTCAAAATCTCCTTTAATAAGGTAAGTCCCGTTTTGTGACTTTAAGCTCATTGAATAATCCTCCATAATAGTTGTTCATTCTGCGCCCCATCGGAGCCTGAATAATTTCTGTGATAAATTCCCTTCCTGTGTCGGTGATGAAATAGAGATTTCTGCGCTCTATCTGATGCACGTAGCCGAGGGCTGTATATTTTTTGATTGTTCTTGTCCAGTTGCTTGCTACCTCTACTCCGAACCGTCTTTTGATATCGTCTTTCCTGAATGGGTTGATCTGAACCCCTGCAATCAGAATTAGAAAGGCGGCATAGTCTATTTTTCCTTCGTCCTCGTACTGCTTGAATGAAATGATTGCCCTTGCCATTATCTCACACTTTTCAGGTGCTTGCCAGTCCGCCCATCTGCTTAGTGGTTGAGAAAAGAATCTGTCGTACCTGCTTAGTACCATCAAGTCTTTTCTGGCAGCTTGATATTTTAGTGAAATCTTGCGCCTCCTGTTCCACTCCAATCTCCACCTGTTATGCACCTTATCCACCGATGCCTTGCGCTTATCTGAAAGGTTTCTTGCCAGTGTAGCAAGCCTTCTCAATTCGATATTTTCCTTGCGTAATTCGAAGATCATTTCCTTCATTTCCGCAACGGCTTTTAGCGTTGATGGCGTGGCATAACTTGTGATCTGTGGTATTTTCTTTTGCATAATCAGCAATAAGCAGTTAATACACCCTCTCTCGCTTCCATATCTTCGATACAGCGAACTTTATTTCCAAAGACAACCAAATTACTGTCCAAGAAAAATAATTCGTTAGAGGGCTTTAAAATGCGTTACTTCTTTTTGGTGATTGAGGGGAATTTCTTTTTCATGCCTGCCGAGGCGACGGGCTTTCCCTTTGCGGCGATGGTTGCCGCAATTTTAGGTTTTTTTGTTTCTCTTTCCTTTGCCATGTTGTTTACAATGTTTGTACAAACAAATTTAATCGTTTGTACAAAGCACTTTTCGTAAACTAGGCGGTTGCGGCAAACAGGTCGTATTGGTTTACGATCAGTTGGAGTTTCTTTTTTGGAAGGACAGGTTCGGCTTTATTGACAATCGGCATCCTGTAATCCATCGTTGATGGTATCTCCTGAATCTTCATCGCATATTGTATATCAGCGATGTTTGACCGCTTCCATTGCCCGTAACAGCGTATCATCGCCTCTTTGGTTCTAGCGGCGGCTTCTTTCTGCATGGTGATTAGGATAAATCGAATGTCGTCCTGATAGCCTACGTTGTAATTCTCGATGGCTCTTTTGAAGGCGGGGTGCTTTAGCGCGTAGTCGGTTTGCTCTGTGATTGTCATTGTAGAGATTTGTTTTACAAAGATTACAATATTGTTGGACTTTTTCAAGTATTTGAAAATAAATACATTGTTAATTTTTCTGCCACAGGTTAAATGATAACTGATTTAGAATATCTTTCTCGTTTGTTGTGAAATCTGGCTTGTCTCCATTGATGTATTCCATCGTGTAAATCGCTGTTGTTAGCTTCGTCTTCTTCCCGTTTAAGCTACTATGAGTTGTGATTTCCTTGATTCTAATCGGTGAATGCGGGAATAATGTTCTTTGCAATACATCCGCTACGTTCATATTTCTTCTTTGAACTTTGGTATTCTCTTGAAAATCTTATAGTCGTTACTAAACTGCCCTTCGTGGTGGCAGTCTATCCACATCTTGCAGCACTGGATGAATAAACTTGGATTTCTAGGTGCTAGTTTAGCGATGGTTAACTTACCGTTGGTTTGTAATTCTTCGATTAAATCCCAAACGTGTTTTAGTTGCGAATCCGTAGGCCATGCTGCTTCCATTAAACCTGCTCGAAGTTTTCTAAAGCTTCTAACTTTCGTTTCAAATCTCCTAGCTCGTCAGCCATTTTCATCATTCTCGAATTATTGTCTGCCAGGATCAGTTTGATTTTCCTATTCCTCTCGTTTATGTTTGACATATCATCGTAGATGGATTTAAGAATATCTATTCGCTCCTGCGTTAGCTTACTCTTTTCAGTCTTTCCCTTGTTCATCTCAAACTGAATCAACTCACTTTCCATAGCGCACAGCACACCCGACATTACTAGCAAGGCCCGTAATGGGTTTAGCTCATCGTCGTGGTGCGCCGCGTATGCTTCCGCTTCTAGGCGATACTTTTCTGATAATTCTTTGTAGTCTAATTTCATCAGAATCCTAGGTCTATTTCGGTAGCTACGGTATTGATGAGACTCTGGTCTGTAGGGATTATTTCTTCTTCTACCTTCTGTGGAATAGACTCATACTCGTAGGCGTAATACTTTTTGTCATCAATCATCTCGTAATACCTATTTGTTTTCCAATCGAAAAATAAGTGAGCAAATCCAAGCTTGCCAACGCCTTTAGGTTTTGCCTTAAGGATTTTAACCATCGCCTCATTTTCCGCGTATGGTAGGCTTGTAACTGGATTTATAGCCCCATTTTCTGGCTTCCATAATCCAATTACATTAAATGCTCTCCTAGACCATACCTGCCCGCCTGCGAAAGCTTGCAGGGTGGGTACTGCTGTACAGATAACCTTCTTCCCAAAAGTGCTTTTAAGTTCAAATACAGGCATCTCCTTAGCGTGGGTTACAATGAAATTGTGCCAATTGTATTTTTTTGCTGTTGCCCGAACTTTCCTTAAAGACCATGCTAAATACTTATCTTCTCGGCCCCCATGAGCTGTTAAATCTTCGTCCAAATCATTCCAAGGATCAATAGAGGTAGTGTTTAGCTTGATTTTGTTGTCGGTCTCTATCTTCAAGCAATCCTCGTAGAAGTTCTCGATTGAATAATCTTTTTCGTCGTTATCCATCACATAGAAATATTGTGACAAATCATTCATGGCTTGATGTAACTGTTTTTCGGTTGGCGATCCGTAGGAGGATTTAAAAAATTGGCTTCTAAGGTATTTTGAAACCAATTCGCCTATTACGTCCTCAACCCCACCAATTTCAGGGGACATTAAGGCATGCTTCCATTTGTGTTTTTCCGTCATGTTAAACAGAATCTCCAAGTGAAACTCTGTTTTTCCGGCGCGGGGAAAACCCAAAAGATATGTTGTGTATTTAGGTTTAAATGTTATTAATTCCTTAAGACATTTAAATCCTAATTCTTTTCCCCTTAGTTGCCCTGTAGCGTAGTGGTTAACAACTCTTTCTGAGTAGTCTAATAAATTGCTCATGTTATCCGTAAATTGATTCTGCTGTACCTTCTTGAATTTTTTGGTCTTTACCGCTCTTTGGTGTAAATAAATCATCGCCAATTATTTCATCGTTCCATGATTTGTTATTTAGAAATGTTAATGGGTCTTTACGGTATTTTTTGCTTGGCTGAGACTCAATGTATTTTGGTATATACCCCTGAATTAGTTCTCGCTCTTCGTTTGATAATTTATTCCATTTGGATTCTATCTTTTCCTTATCTCCTACCTTCTTATCGTATAAATCCCAGAATACACTAAAAGATATATTTATATATCTAATAGAAGATGAAGAAGAAGAGGTTTCGTTTGGGTTATGGTTTGGGTTTTGTTTGGGTTTTGTTTGGGTTATGGTTTGGGTTTCTATTTTCTTAGGTCTTCCGCCTTTAGACCCATTTAAACGCTGTTTTACCCTAAAAGCCTCTTGTTCTTCGCGAGTTTTCTCTAATCTGGGGTTCTGTATGAATTCACCATTATTTACAGAAAACTTGAAACCCAAAAAAACCCAAGCCTTTTTAAATGTTAAAATATCGCATCCTGCTATACGTGAGAGGCGATTTTCATCACTTGGCAAGTGTCCTTTATCCCATTGATAACATAGTAATCGCATGTAAATACCAACCTCTTCTGCGCTCAAATCTTGAGTGCCTGCAATGAAGTCATTAGCGTAAAATTGAAATGCTGGTGCTGTTGCCATGCTTAGAAATTAGCTACGTCACCAAATGTATTTCTTTGAATTGTCGATACTCGCTCAAGGATAGCATCAGCTGCATCGCTGATTTTCGCTTTCAAATTATCATAGGATTTAGCGTCTTCATGGCTAGTGACACCCATGTATCCAACGTGTTGATATTTCCCTTCAAATTCTTTAACTAACCATGCCTCCATAGTTATTAATTCAGTAATTGATAGGTCTGCAAATGTTTTTTCTGTTTGTTCCATGTTTTGTGGTTTAATCTGTTATAAAAATGTTATTCACTCTCTTGTAGAATTCCTCGTTTAGTACATCAAGGCAGTCTACATCATCCTTAGCGCAAAAGGTATTACACTGCCTCTGGTAGTACTCTTTTAGCGCAGACAGGTCGGCAATACTTAGAGCCGCCAAGCCCTCGTAATTAATTTCGATACTCATAATGATTGCAGGTTTTAGGATTTCTTTCTACCCTTTGGTTTGTAAATAACAAGGGTGGTGATGTCTACGAAGGTTACACCGTCGATCTCAAGCTGTTTAAGGCGATTGCTTCTGATGTAGTTGTAGATGGTTGATCGGGTTCTTCCGATGCTTTTAGCGAAGTTCTGAACGGTCATCAAATTTTCAATGACAATTTCAATTTTAGGTTCGTGTTTGATTATCATGTTCCAAATATACAAACTTGTAAACACATTGTACAACATTGTAACAATATATTTTTTAATTATTTAACTTGTAAAATTTAGGGCATAAAACAAGGGTAGGTTAACCACTACCTACCCTTACAAGACTTGCAATCTTATGATAATCTTCAAACCGATTTGGGTATCTGATTTGATACTTCAAAGATAAGAAGATTTTGCTAGTATTTTTAGCTTATGCAGCTTCTTCTTGTTCTTCAAACATTGCCATCTGCTGTATTTTGCTTAAAGTTTTTCCTTTTAGCCACTCTTCAATCTCATGCTGTAGCGTATCAATTTGAGTGTCGATGATAGAAGCTAAGGCATATCGGTTGTTCTCGCTTCTATCGAGGTTAATAACAGGCGTTTCGATCTTTACCTTGAACTCTTTATCGGTTTTGGTAGTAGACTTGTATCCGTAGATTTTAACAGCATCTAAAGCCTCTGTGCCGATGAAATCAATCTGCGTAATAGTCAGGTTATCAAACCGCTCGTCGTCGTTGAAATGATGATCTGCAAACCATGTTTGATAATCCATATCCACGTTTAACTTAATTGATTCGTCGATAAGCTCCGAGGCGAACATTAAATGCGGTTTAAGGGATTCAATGGCATAATCAAGCTCTTTAGAAAGGTATTGGTTACTTTCCTTAGTCCACTTAACATCAAAGGAATTACCCTCTTTGTTGGCTTCTGCTTGGCTGTAGTTTAACTTTACGAGTGTTTTCTTGCCCTTTTTCTTTAGGGCGATTCTGTGGTAAGTTTGCATGAATTTTTAATTTAGTTTATATTAATTTTTGAATTTGATTTCGCGTTGCTCCTCGGGCATTTCTAGGTAAATGCCAAAATCCTGTGCGAACATTCTTATCTGCTCGCAAAAGGTCGCCATCTCAATAGTCGTAAGCTTAGAAGTATCTTTCACGTACTCCATAACCTCGCCTGTCACGGGGTTGCACATGATATCCCCGTTTCTATCGAGGTTGGGAACGGTTAAGAACTTCTTTTTCAGGATTTCTTTAATTCGCTCCATATCATCGCCAGTGTTATCGGCTATCTCTTGTAGGTAACAGTGCATTAAAGCGTTTTGAGAGAGGCTACGGGTCTTGTAATAGGTTTCTATTGATATCCAAACCCTCGCTCCATGCTTAAAGTCTTTTATATCGTTCTGAAATGACTTCAACGAGCTAAAATCCAGCTTCGGAACCTCGGAGGAGGTTAGGTTTATATATGCCAAACACTTTCTTTTCATAAACGAGCGATTTTAAAGCGATTTAAGCCACTGTTTAATTGAAATGAACCATTGACCTATCTTTTTAGGAAAACTCGCCTTATGGGGCTGAAAATAAGCCGCAGGTATAGTGGAGATATATAAGTCAATCCCAAAACTCCCGTACCTGGAATAGAAGTAAACCAGGTTATCATAATGCGCCTGTCCTGTATAGGGTAATTCCCTTGCGATGCCTTTTAAATCCTGCTCAACGAGCTTGGATATTTTATGAAGATTTTCTGCCATTTGTGGTTATTCTTTATTGTGATTCAAATATACGCAAACATTGTAAACAATTTGTAAATAGTTCTTGCAAGTTTGTATTACAATATTGTATCTTTGATTTGTAATCACAACCCAACAAACAATGGTTAAAGTTTTTGTCTCAAGCCCGTACACAATCGGGGACGTAGCAGTAAATGTCAAGGCACAGATAGATTGTGCCGACAAGCTAATGAACCTCGGCTTCGCCCCGTTCGCCCCTTTGTATTCCCATTTTCAGCACATGGTACACCCACGACCTTACATGGATTGGATAAAGATTGATTTAGAGTGGGTAAAGGTGTGTGACTGTGTATTGAGGCTTCAAGGAGAGAGTAAAGGGGCGGATATGGAAACGGAATACGCCTTGTCTATCGGCAAAAAGGTATTCACAAGCATTTCAGAACTAATCAAACATTATAAATCAGCATAAACTAAAACCCTAAATCATGACACCATCAGAGCAAGCTATCGCAGACAAACGCAAAGCAATTATCAATTGGGAGATTAATAATCATCCTGTAACAATTGACCGACGGGTATTTTCAAAAACGACCGACGAGAAAAAGGTTTTAAAGGTCAAAAAGAAGGAGTGGAAGAAGTCGCTTCCTATTGGATATAAGCCATATTAATTGTGAGGGCGTAAGCACTAGACTAGAAAATTAATCAACATGAAGCAAACCGTAACCCCACAAAAGGCACAGGATATATTCAGCAACGCACAGGCAATAAGCGTGTATGCCGAGCTTATTGACATCGAATACAATAAGAACCTAGTAGACTACAAGTTCAACGACCCTGCCCTTAACAATCATAAAAGGCGTTTAAAGGAAGCCACAGAAGCATATCAGAAATATGCAGGACAATTTATACAGAGCAAGGATGTAGAATACTTCAAGTACGAACACTGTACCGCCCTTTCTGAGATAATTCAATACTTCCTATTCATGCCAATAGAAGGCATTAACGAGGCACTAGAACGAATAAATGAACTTAAAGCCTCGGTATCCGATGGAGCGGTATAACCTTAGCGACGGGCGCAAGTTCCCGATGGTTCACTTCTATGTATCGAGCAGAAATATCAACTGCTATACCAATGAGAGGCTTTTCAAAGGCGATACGTTGATCTACGACAAGCATGAATTAGAGATAACAAAGGTGTTTTGGGAGAAGATTTGCCCTGAATTTAGGGAGGAGTACCCCAATTTCAAGCTGTATTACGAATTAAAGTATAAGGTAAAATATCCAACGAATTAAGATTATGGAAGAAAATAAAGCAGCGCTCAATAATATTGAAGAACATTTATGGGAAATTATTTTACGTGATATGGATTCCACGTTAGACATTTTAGGTGAGATCAAGCGTATCCAAGATAAATCCAAAAACTTCTTTTCGGAACTTATCGTCGTTAGGATGAAAAAGAAATTCCATCAAGATAACCCGCGTCCCGACTTCTTACCAACCAACAACTTATAGCCATGAGAGAATTTTTTCAAACACTAGCAGAATACCCTTGGACTAGCTTTTGGGTAGCTTTGTTTATCCTAATCGCCTTGGAATATATCTGTAAAACAATAATCGCAATAATTAGAGGATGGAAATGAAAGAGCCACAACTAACACACCTAGAGCAGTTCCACAAGCTATTTGGGATAGAGGGAAAGAAAACTAAGGGAAAGATAGAATACCGAGTACCGAACCTGGATGATGCGAGGGAGCTTGCTAATGTGATTATCGAGCGCAAGAAGTTCAATCTGAAAGTATCGGTGGAAGGCAACATGGCAAATCAACGGAGCTTCTACGTTAAACAAATATAATTATGAAAATTATACTACCAGTATACTTCCAAACGGAAGAAACAGAATCATTGAAAGATTTAGGATTACCTGAACCTGACGTATCGGATTATGATGTCAGGGACGGAGTTTTCTACAACATAGACGCAATAGTTCCTTATGTGGACGCTCAAGACGTTGTACGGACAGAGGTATTTGCAGGGAGTCACAACTTTATCTGCCCTATGTCCCCTAAGGAAGTAGAGGCATTAATTGACGAGGCTATGTCGCCTTATAGAAAAGTATAACGATGGAAGAATCAGAACAAGAGCCACTATACATGGTAATCCCGGAATGGGAGGAAATAAAAAGGATATCAAACCTGCCGATATCTAAATGGAAAAGTTCAGAATCTGCGACTAGCCCTCGCCTAAAAGCCCTAGAACTAGCCTCTAAGCTACGATCTAACAATGGTGAGGCAATGACCTTAAAGGAGCTAACAGGCAAGGCAGAGGAGATATTAGAGTGGATAAATAAGTAAGATTATCCCGATATTGCATTTAATTAAATAATAACCACGAAACAATGAGCAGATATTTGATAATTGACACCGAAAGGATAAAAAACGGGGAATGCAAGGCGACTAATCCCGATGGGAATGAAATGTTAAATCTTGACAAAGCTATTCTCTCCCCCGAAGAAACAGAAGCAGTGTTTGAGAGGGTATATAACAAGGGGCATGAGGTAGGATTTGGAGATATAGGAGATGCCAGTGAAGCTAGAGAAGCAGAGTTTATTGAACTTAAAAAGACTTTATAACCACGCCTGTAATCAAAAGACCTAATAAATGAGTCTTATAGCTACACTAGAAGTAAGGTTTACGGCGATGATTGCCGTATAAAGGTTAGTTAAGTAAAGAACCGCCCAAGAGGGCTTAAAAGACAAATAGAAATGAACAAGAAGCGAGTAGATATTAAAGTCAACCACTTAATGAGTCCTTGGCGGCTACCTGAGAAGGATTTAAATCATCTAAAGACTCAATTTACGACCTTAGTTGAGGCAATCGAGGGAAAAGACCAAGAGCTAGTTGAACTAACAGAGAAGTATGAGAGGCTGAAAGGGGCGTTTGAATCTCTAATCGTAGAGGCCGGTGATAGGAAACCCCACAAAAACGCTGATTTTGAAAACGTATTTATCAGCTATTGGCGAAACTTAGCAGGACTTTGAACAATAATCACATGGAAGAAAACAAAATACCAGAAGCAAAAGAAGGGTCTATAGCACATAGCAATGGCTGTACCTATTACGTAGACAAGACCACAGGGAAAGCAGTTAAAATCAACCCTGACGGCACTAGAACAGAGTCGCCAATTAAGGAATATCCTAGTGTTAAACTGAGTGATGTAAGGAAGCCATGACCAAGAAATCAAGAGACAGAAGAGTAGCTAGGAGAGAAGAGCACCAAAGAGAGGCTAATGAGTTTATAGCCCACATGGAAAGAACTTGGGAGAAACACAAGTTGAAAATCCGCACCGCAGAAGAAATAAAAGCAACTAGAGTTTCCGCTTACGAATATCTAATACCATAGAACAATGACAGAAGAAATCAAACCTAACGATATTGTAGAACTGCTTAATTTCAATATGGATAATCGGGAAGGTTACTTTATGCAACAAATCGGGATGTTGCCAACCGTAGGGCACAAGTATTATGTGGAGACTATATACGTGTTAGACCACGGAGGGAAATTTACTGTTTAATTTTTAGGCATTCAGATTTTATAAACTCAATGGTTTTTTTGGCCTCAATTGCCTTACTTGGAGACGTATTATAGCAATAATACCTTGCGGTATGGCAGTCATCAAAAAGGTCTCTATAATGAGTTCTTATTTTCGGTACCTGGTCTGATACTAAGCGTTTTCTGATAGCGTGTTTGTTGGGGAATCCATTGTTAGAATAATCCTCGTAGTATTCATCGAAATCGGAGTATTCAATTTGTTTTAAAACGAGCGGAAAGACAGCGTATTCTACAAATTGAACTGCGGAGTAGAATGCGGTAGTAATTACCCAGTCATTATATTTGCCTTCGGAAAGGAGTTTATTGCAAAGGTCAAAATTCCTAAGGGCGTGTTCCCTCTTCTTCTTTTGCTGCTCTGTCATTATTCAAGAGTTGATGAGTGAAAATATAACCGTCTTTTTCTACTAATCTACCTTGAAAGTTTTCGTCAGATTTGATGATAGTAAAGTCAATATTATAATCTTCTGTATTGTTCTTGGCTTCCAAGTCATACAAAAAATCATACACTAATGAGATATTGTCTTTTAAATTACTGTCTTCTTTAACAACAACAGCTACTCTCAAATCTGAAATATGCGCTAATTTTAAACGAGCATCTAAAACATCGACGTGTTTTTCAGAAAGGAAATTTAAAAATTCTGTAGTATGTACGTATGAAAGGTCAAAGTTTCTCACCAACCGCTCTTGAAAATCGTTCTCCGCTTCCTCTTTCCCTTTTTGTTTTCCTAAATCAAAAATGGCTTTATCTCTTTTAGATACAAGACTTGCAGGAGTTACCCACTCGGTAGTGACTTGTTGAGATTGTATTGCAGTTTGCATAATAGGTTTTGTTTTTTACAACAGTATAGTAATGTAATATACTTTCATTCACCACCCCCTAAATCCCCCGCAAAGATAACTAATAATAGTTAATAAAAGTTTGCAAATATAAGGCGGTATTTAATAGATAAAAATTGGTTTATAATTCTCCATAATACTACAAAAAATCTTTCACATTCATACCTAGAACATCCGCAATACTCTTTAAGCTAAGAATGTGACAATTGCGCATACCTCGTTCTAAGAACGATAGATTAGACATATCAATCTTAGTGAGTACAGCCATTTCGTTGATTGGTATCTTCTTCGCTTTACGGGCAGACCTTATTTTCTGCCCCATTTGCAAAAGGAATTTATCGTTCTCCATTATTTAGCTGTTAACCTTTTCCATTTCAAAGTTCCCTCACAATTAGCCAAAGCGTCTGCAAATCTTTCGTCTTGAAAGACTTTACGATGGTTGTATCTAAAAGCTGATTCATCGCAATAGCGTTGTAGGTGTTTTGCACTTACTGAATGATGTATACCATTGATCTGCTTCTTAAGGATGTTCCAAAAACCCTCGATGCTGTTTGTATGCACCTTGATGTTTCCTTCACTTCTAACATATTCTTTCTCCCTGTGATTTACCCTCTTATGAGTATAATCCAAGTGAAGTTTATTGTATGCGTTATGTTCGTCTGTTACCATAATACTATCAGTAGCAACAAACTCTTTTATGGTAGGGATAACGTTATGAGCATCGGTTTTAGATATAACTCTCGCTTTAACGTTTCCGCCTCTTTCAACCGCACCTAATACCATAGCTTTACCTCCTGCACCACCTCTTACAGTTCTTTTACTTGCATGTTTGTTTGATTCGGAGCCACCTACATAGGTTTCGTCAATCTCTACAATGCCGTCCAATAATTCGGGTGCAGTAACAGTCAACATTTCTCTAATCCTGTGATTTAAGTGCCATGCTGTTTTTTGAGTTACGCCCAACCATGTAGCTAACTGTAAACTGCTGATACCTTTACTGTGAACAGCCAGTATATATGTAGCTAGGAACCACTTAGTCAAAGGGATTTTAGTGTTTTCGTAAATAGTACCCACCGTAACGCTGAACTTCTTTCTGCATTCTTTTTCACGGCATTTAAAAATCCTATTATTGGTTGAGAACCTCAAAACATTCGTAGAACCACAGCAAGGACATGCAGGAGTATTACCCCACCTTTGAGCTTCTAAATATTCTCTGCACTTTTCTTCTGTATTGAAGTGTGCTTGAAAGTCGAATATGTTTTTAAATGTTTTCATTGCCGTATTTTCTTGTCATAGGTAAAGGTAGAAAATAAATTAGTACTTCCAAGTTTATTTTTCATAAATTTGCTACCATTAAGTAAGACAATGGATTTGAGCGGTTATTATAAACTATACCCAACACAAAAATCTTGTATCGAATATCTGGAAAGGATTATATGGGATGACACACCAGTTTGCCCATATTGTAATACTGGCTATAATACACCTGTGCCTAATGAAAGAAGAAAACATTGTAACACTTGCAATACTTCATTCAGCGTAACAGTAAAAACCATGTTTCATAAGACCAAAGTTGATTTACAAAAATGGTTTTATGCCATAAACTTAATAACCAACGAAAAACGTATTACCAGTCGAGGATTAGCGGAAGTATTAAATATAACCAAAGACACCGCTAACAAAATGATTAATGCTATAAAGAAAGAAGCTGTTTTAAATTCACATCTAATACAAAGACTGAATCATGGATAAACTACTAAAAGCGACCCATGAAGGGAAATTAACTTTGGGTGCTGTAACATTGGAAGTTGCCGTCTTGGACGATGGAACGAGAATAATCTCCAGAAACGCTATTTTTAAGGCATTTGGCAGAACAAAAAGGGGGCGGGCTCTTAGCGAAACACGTGAGCCCAATATGCCATCATTTATAGATGCTAAGAACCTTCAACCATTTGTAGATGAGGAAGTTAGGGGCGGGCTCAAACGATTAGAATATATCGACATTCTTGGGAAGGCAACAACTGGCTACAATGCTTTAATATTACCCCTTCTTTGTAAGGTTTATCATGATGCGAGAGATGCAAAAGCCCTGAAGATTTCTCAGATGCCGTTGGCTAGAGTAAGCGAAATATTGCTCTTTTCGTTATCGAAGATTGGCATCATTGCATTGATTGATGAGGTAACAGGCTATCAAGATGTACGGGTACAGGATGCGCTTCAAAAGATACTTGAAAAAATATTACTTGATGAGGCTAAGAAATATGAAGTCACCTTTCCGTTAGATTTATACAAACAATGGTTTAGATTAAATAGTTGGGATTGGAAGCCAGAAAACGCCCAAAAAAGGCCCGGGGTTATAGGCAATTGGACAAAAGACCTTATTTATAAACGAATGGCTCCCGGCTTACTACGTGAGCTCGAAATAAAAAACCCCAAAAATGCAAGGGGGCATAGAGAGCACAAGCATTTTCAATTTCTAACAGATGAGGTCGGTGAACCAAAGCTAAGAGAGTTCTTTGGTGGACACATTGCATTGGCTAAGGCTAGTTCAAATTGGAGGAAATATCAGGAAATGGTTAATAGAGTATATCCAAGATTTGGAGATACATTATCCTTAGACTTTCCTGATATGGAATAAACAATAAAAGGGGCTATAAACCCCTTAAAAATCGTCGTGACGGACGCAAGATTGCGGACTGCAAATATATACAGTCCTAACCTCGGTAAACAGCCATCCCATGAGTGGTCTCTCATTAGGCGTAAGTGTTTATCGGGGCTTTCTTGTTAAACAAATATACGAAATTT